TCATACTATAAATAGGAGAGTTATGGCAGCGATAGGCAGTTTTCAAAATCCAACAGAAAAAGATTGTTGGAAGTATTGTCATTCTTGTGGCAGATGCGAGAACAAAGAACGTTACACAAAGTGTAACGGATGCAGTGGAAGATATGATCCGCAAGGGATGATAGAGCCATGTCAGGATGACTATTGTGATTGCAGAAACGGGATACTAAGATGGAAAACCCAGCAGGGTCGAATAGTCATAACTAGATTTAAATCAAACCCGTATGCAGGCACCGTGAAGATAGAGAAGAAATCAGAAGACGAAAGAGATTGGGACTCTTACGTTAATGACATGAGAAATAAAATGGGCGATCCAAACTGGAACCCTATAACAATAGTTGGAGACTAATTTATGTTAAGAGCAGAAGTAGGCAGAATGCACATGGGCAACGTTGTCCTTGTAGAGTACGAATCAATAGACGAAGAAAAGCCTTTGTTTTTTATTCAATCTGGTGCAGCAGGTTTTAACGCAACAAAAGAAGAACTCGAGCACTTATACGGAGTGCTTAACTATTGGTTTAATATGGAGTCTATAATGAATTGTGTTATCCAAACTAACTCTGTAGATGAAGAAGAGGAACAATAGATGAAGAAAGAAAACTATGACGAAATGGAGCTGGGCGATACTGGCTGGGTCCCAATGCCAAACGGGTCTTATAGAAACATTTACAACAATCATTATATCGATGACCTCGGAAGAGAATTCGATGAACATGGAACTTTAATATTCTCCCCTGACAATCTAAAGGAATAAATGATAAACATTAAATCGGTAGCAGATCTTTCTGACTTGGAAAGAATGTCCTTGATGGACTTGTCGTATTCTAGGATTGACACTTACAAAATGTGCCCAGCAAAATACTTTTATGGCTACATACAAAAAGAACCTAGACTATTTGGAGAGGCAGCCGTACTAGGCAATATAGTTCACTCCGTGTTAGAGGATAATCTTTCCAACGAAAAAGACCTAGACATAGAGAGTCTTTTTAATTCTTATGAACAAAAGAAGTCTGAGTGGGATCCTAATTCTATTATTAACTCTGAGCTTATATCAGTTGGCAAAGAGATATTAAACGAATTCTACGATAGACATTCCGGTGAGACCCTACATATTAAACATAAAGAAATGGGTTTTAACTTTATTGTAGGTCCATTTAATGTTAATGGTTTCATAGATAGAGTCGATGAATACGACGACAGAATCGAGATTATAGATTATAAAACCGGTAAGTGGGAAGTATCGCAAAAATCCATTAAAGACAACCTACAGCTCGGTATATACGCTCTGGCAGCCAAGCTAGCCTATCCTGACAAGCAGATCTATGCGGAGCTTTATTACCTAAGATCAGGTAAGCGCAAGGGCCATTTGTTTACTGACGAGGACATCCAATCTGCCTACGATAACTTGATCGAACAGGGTAATAAGATTAGGAATGACATCAGCTTCCCTACTACGTCCAATGAAAGAGTCTGTTCTTTCTGCGACCATGCAAAGTCCGGTGCTTGTGCAACCGGAGTTATGCGCAACAAAAAAGCCCAGAGCCGAAAGGCCCTGGGCTAAGTTGTCTAATTAATTTAAATTAGATACTGTAAGTTGCGTTGTTAACTGAATCAGCTACAAGGTCAACGCCATTGTCGCTTTCGATAACTACCTTGATTGCATCATCTGTGCTGTAACCAAGCAGTTCGAGAGTCTTAACTGCCGAGCTCTGCATATCAGCTACAAAATTATTAACTAGTAAGTTTAATGTTGTCATCTTATTTTCCTATTCTGAGTGGTTAACTTGTATTTTATTTAAAAGTATTATATAATAGGTATAACTAACAAGCAGTAAGGATATCTCATGAGCATCACAGTTGTCAAGCCAGACGAGTTTTTTTTGGAAAAATCTTTTCAATCAAAACATCCGAATTTTAAAGCCGCTGCTAAGAAATATTTAAATAAAAATATACCGCAAGAGGATAGTGTATCACCCAAAGGCGGCAAAGGCAACTTGTACAGGTACACAAAAACTGGATACAGAGAAGACATAGGAATAAACGTAAGGTCTAATTGGGAAGCAAACTTTGCAAGGCTTGCTCTCATATATAAAATAGATTTTGAATTTGAACCAAAAGTTTTTACATACCCGATTAAAAGGGGAACTAAATCTTATACTCCTGATTTTTATTTTAATAAAACTCAAGAATGGATTGAGATAAAAGGTTATCTAGATGAAAAAAGTAAAATAAAAATTAAAAGATTTAAAAGGTATTATCCAGAAGAGTTTAGTAAGTTCACGATGATCATAAGCAGGTATTCAAATGAAGCCAAAAAGTTTGTCGAAGACCTAGAAGTACCTAATGTAATTTTCTATGAAGATATCAGGGATTATTACTTTGAATTAATATACAAATGGGAAGGCAAATAAAATGGCGGCATATAAGGAACAGTATTACACCTTAGAAGAAAACGAAATGCAGGACTTGATTCAAAAAGCAAAAGATGGAAACATGTCCGCTCAAAATGAATTGATAAAAGTTTTCAATAACTTTTTGACAAAGTATTCTACAATGCTGTACTACCGGAAAGTACAACCTAGCAGATTATGACATAAGAAGGTTCATAGCTCTTTTTATAAAAGACAATTACGCAAGGCTAGCCTTGGTAAGGAACAAGATGAACCCTTCTGCTTTGAAGATAGTTAATGAAGCGATGAGGGGAATAACCTACATGGCAAAAAGGTACGGGGACGAAGAAGACATCAGGCAGACTGTCGACATGACGTTCTTTCAGTGCATAGGCAGGTATCAAAGGAAAGACTCCGAGAAAGGGCCTATACCATTTAGCGCATTCCTTTATAGTTATTTCTTCTACTTATTGAAGAAAAATGTTGACACATTCTTAATAGATCAACTAGGAAGAAAAACATTTCCGCTTATAACAGATGATGATTACGAACCAGAAGACGGCGAACAACAAGTAGGGTTCAAGGCTCCACCAGTAGAGTACGATCTAGCAAAGCTGTTATGTGTTGAATCAATAGATGAGATGTGGGTTCTTGGGACTACTGCGGCAGAACCTTTCAACCAGCTATCCATTCAAGAGAGACAGCTGCTAAAATGGAGGTTTGTTGATGGAAAGAAATCTTCGGAGATAGCAGAAAGAATAACAGAGCATCCTAACACAGTTAGAGAACACTTAAAAGATATAAGAGATAAAATTAAATCAATAATAGCATCCTCAAATCTAGAGGATCTTTTCAAATTCGTAAAGGAATAAAAAATTGGAAGATCAAAATCTACAAACGCTACACCGCTTACTTAGCGATTTTTTAAGCCCTCAGATAACAGAGGTGCTAAATGCTTACGCTGCGGGTGAAAACTATAAAAAGTATTTTATTGAAATACCAGATATGGATAATGTAGATTTAGGTATCCATGACCTAGCTAATCTTGTAGCTAAAACTTCCAACGCCTTTGGTAGAGCAGCTAGATTTGCTGGTATGGCTAGAGCCCATTATAAGATAGTAGAAGGTAGGTATAAAAGAATCTACAAGAAGAATAGAAACGGCAAGAACGAAGCCGAAAGAGAAGCATCAGCGCTGACTGCAGCAGAAGGCGAATACGAGGCTATGGTGACTGCAGAAGCTATAGTCAACTTAGCAGAGTCGATGGAGACTTCTTCTAGAATAGCTTCTGAGTCGGCTAGAAAATTAATGGACAAGGTTCAATCAATGCAAATAGCTTCAGCAAGAGAAGACAAAGGAATGCATTCCGAAAGTGAGTATACCCAATGGTAATGGCAGTCAAGTACATAGCCCACTATAAGTGCGTAGAAACACCGGAAGAATTTTATTCCGAAACAAGAAAGTCTTTAGACTACCCAACACAGGTAAGGTATAAGTCAAAGAATTATTTATTATTTGCAACGATGATAATAACTACTACAAAACAGGAGAAGAAGCTTGTTGAAGTAGCAAAAGAAAGAAACATAGAATGTTACGTAGAGTTGCAGTAGGCACATGCATATAGAGGTTTTTTGTGATGGAGCTTCAAGGGGGCAAGGACAAAAAAAGATAGGAGAAGCGTCTTGCGCTACTGTCGTATATAAGAATAGAAAAAAAGTGGCTCAGTTTGCAAGGGGGCTTGGGTCTAGAAGTAATAATGAGGCAGAATACGAGGCCGTAATTGCCGGTTTACTTGTTTGTAGTATGTCTGGGTTTCTAGACCCAATCATATATACTGATTCTGCTGTAGTGGCAAACCACATAAATGGAAAATGGAAATGCAAGAATAAGGCGCTGCTCCCTTTACTGATGACTATAGAAGATGTTAAGCAAGAGTTTAATTTTAGGGTTGTTCAAGTTAGCAGAAATATAGTCTGGGAACCTGACCAACTATGCAACCAATTTTTAGATCAACTTGAAAAAAGAATGTCATCTTACCAGAAAGCGTGATATAATATACCACATGGAAAAAACAACATTTAAAAAACAACAACCTATTGTTATAGGTTTAGCTGGTAGAGCTGGTAGCGGCAAGACCTCTGTAGCAGAATCGATAGTTCCTAAAGCTGGCTTTGAAGTCCTTAGGTACGGTATGAAGTGGGACCATATATTTTACGCCCTTCCATTATACGAGATGGCTTCCTCCAAGAAAAACATACAAGGTTTAAATGCTGACTCAAGAAAGAAGTACGCGCTTCACGATACTCTCTATGAGATATACGGAAGATCTTCTATTGGCATCATACCGGATTACGATTTATTAATAGAAAAAGTCAACCAAATATACGAACTAAATATAGAACCAGAAGGCGTTAAGCCAAGATCTTTCTTGCAAAAAGCTGGAGATATTTGTAGAGATGGTTACGAAGACTGCTTCTGCCACTGGGCAATACATAAGACAATGAATCTTTATAGAAAATACGTATCTTCACTAGATGAAGACGCAGAAGAAAATCCTTTCTGTGTTATAATATCAGATGTTAGATACGAAAACGAAGCAAAATCAATTCTCAAGATGCCTAACGGTATTGTAATATATTATTCTGCAACAGAAGAAACATTGAACAACCGTTTACTCAAAAGAGATGGTAGACTATCTACTACGGAACAAAGTTCACATTCAAGTGAGCTGTTTTTAGACAAGGTAAAAGACATAGCGTCTTTTGTCATAGAAACAGACAACATGGACATAGAAGAACAAACAGAAGCAACATTAAAATTACTAGGGTTACAGGAGAAAAGCAATGCCTAAAATAACAAAGACCGCACAAGAACAGTCTTCAGACTCACCGATAGACAACATCGTATCGATAAACGCTGCTGAGATATCTATATCGTCCAACCCAATATTTATATGTGGGGTCAATAGAAAAGTCAATATAGGTAACTTTGAAAATATTGATATCTATGCTGGGGTAACTTTGCCCCTAAATGGTGTATCCCTAGAGGACAAGGAAGGCCTTAGACTGGCAGTCCAGGAAGCTGCTGCCTATGCTTTCTCCTTGGTTTCAAAGGAAACTAGCGAAAGATATTCTTTAATCAAGGAATCGCAACAAAACAAGTAAGCAATTTGACTTATTTGGCTACTATAGTATATACTGATAATCCACTTAAACTTTAAAGAAAAGGTAAAAACATGTTCAAAAAATTAGTTCTTAGACTTAAGGCGCTTATGGCCGGCAAAGATGTTAAGAAGTTGATTGATTCTATTCCTAGCGAAAGCATCAAGTCTTCGGTTAACGTAGTCGTCAAAGAGGTTGTTGAAGAAGCAGAAAAGGTAGCAATTGCTGTAGACAATTCTGTTGAAGAAGTAAAGAAGCAAGTAAATAACGAAGTCGACAAAGTAAAAAAGACTAAGAAGCCAGCAGCTAAGAAGCCAGTAGCAAAAAAGCCAGCACCAAAAAAGAATAATACAAAAAAGTAATATTATTCTTCTAGGTTATTGTTTTATAGTGTTACTATGTACCTTAACGCTAAAATAACCAAAAGCATAGGGTGGTAACTAATGGAACTTGTTATAGCTGCAATCGTTACTGGAGCTTTTGGGCTTCTAACAATTATGGTAGAAAAAGGGCGTCGAGAAAACGTCAAAGATCATGGTTTTGTTAAAGATAAACTTGATAACCTTCTTGTGAGTATAAACAATATTGACGAAGACGTTGCAAGCATAGAGGATAAATTAGACACTCATATCCATGATCATTTAACCGGACAACTTAATGATACAAAAGCGAGTAACAAGAAGAGCTAATGAACTGCACTAATAAAGAACATCACGTACATAACGACCAACCTTGCAGCAATGGTGATGGCGTTAATCCTGACCACGGCCACCACAAAATGCATTGGCACATCAATAAAAATTCTTTTAAAGCTTTAATTTTAAACTTAGTATATTTTTCGCTACACGCTGTGACCATAGGTATACTATTATCTAAATAATACAGCCTACTACTTTATCTTGTAGTATAATAGGTGCATGGAAAACGGTTACTCTATGTTCGATGGCTTTATGCCATTAATCAAAAATGTTACAGTCTCGGCTCTTACTAACTCCCTTGCATCAAGCGGAGAAATTGTCGATGTGCACTGCATCAGTATACAAACTGTTGAAGGACATGATTTTGTTTTTAGTATGTCCCCACATGATCTTCATAGATTAAATCTTTTGATTATGAAAACTTTGATGGTTGACATTTAACATGGGCGTAATAATATTTAAAGACCTTGAATTTGGTGACATACCAAAGACTCCGGCAACTCCGTACCCTGACTATGCGCTTCAACAGGTAAAAGACATAGTGTATAAGTACGCCTACCGATTTGGTTTTCCTGTTGGTTACATACAAGAGCAAAACGGCTTGACTATACAGAATATAGTTCCAGTTCATAAAACGGAGCACCAGCAAATATCTACTTCATCTAAAGTAGAGCTGGAGATGCATACAGAAACTGCATTTCACCCCTACAAGCCAGATTACGTTATGCTGTTTTGTCTTAGAGGTGACCCCAATGCTGTAACAACGTATGCTAATTTGTCCGATGTGCTAAAAATATTAGATCCAGATACTAGAAAAGTTTTAAAAAAGAAAATCTTTACTACCAGTGTAGACATAAGTTTTAGATCAAACGGGGAAGAAGACCAGCAGATACCAATAAGTATTGTTGGGGAAAAAGACGGCAAGCTTACCTTCACTTACGATAGTTACTTTGTGCGCGGAATAAATGAAGAAGCAAATAACGCGTTAGTTAGTTTGCGTTCAGCCATAAAACAATGTACAATTGACATCGTGTTACAATCTGGTGATCTATTGGTTATAGATAACAATAGCACTATCCACGGACGTAGGGAGTTTCAACCTAGGTACGATGGTACGGACAGATGGATACAAAGAGTTCTTGTCATAAGAGAAATGCCTCCGATGGAAGAACGAAAAGGCAATGTAATAACCACCAAGGTATTTAACTAAGAGGATAAAATGGACCAGAAGAGCATACTTTCTATAATCATTTCATACAATGATTTCAAGAACACATACATGACCGTAGAAAGTCTGTTGAATCAGACTATCAAAACTAAGATTGTCGTCTGGGATAACAATTCAAAAGATGGAACAGTGGAACAACTAAACAATATGTTTGGTGATTTGATAACAGTTCATGCATCTGACCAGAATATGTACTGGACTCCTGCGATCAACGCAGCGTTTAACAGATACTATGATCAAGAGAAGATAATACATTATTCCAATAATGATATTAGCTATCCAAATGAGTCCCTAGAAAGAATGGTCAAGGATCTAATAGAGACTAACGCAGGTGCAGTGGGGCCAACTGGCAGCGCACTAGGAGGAATGCAAGATCATATTATCCACCACCCTGAAGACTCTAGTTTTAGTTCGCGTGAAGACTTCTACGCAGCGATAAAGAATAGGCCACCCACTAGAGCCTCTAGCTTGCAAGGAGCGTGTATACTAATGAGAGCAGAGTCCTTCAAGCTTATGGGGCCTCTAGACAACGCTATGCCTTTGGGTGCAGACGACTTTGACACCAGCATAAGGATCAAGGCTATGGGGCTACCACTGTTTATTTCTCAAAGTGGTTACGTTAACCATGTAGGCCATGCTAGTGGAGAGGGCAACGAAAAAACCTGGTCTGAACTTGGAGCCCAATCATGGGATTGGTTCAATAAGAAGTGGGGTGGCTTCTACTTTAATGAGCTTGAAGCCCTCAAGTGCATGTGGGCACATGAGTACCACTACGGTTGGGACTATGGCACTGGATGGATGGATGAAGAATCTAGACTAAAGGTTTGGCATGCGCGAGGGGTTAATTATGATGGATCATCGATCCAATAACCCTATAAAGGAGAGTTAAATGAAGAGAGCATTAGTCTTAGGTGGTGGTGGCTTTATCGGAAGCCACATGGTAAGAAGATTAAAACAAGAAGGATATTGGGTAAGAGCTGTAGACTTAAAGCTGCCTGATTTCTCTAAATCATCTGCAGATGAATTTTTAATTGGAGATCTAAGAGACTCACAGTTTGTTGATGAAATCTTAATTGGATTTGATGAAATATATCAATTTGCCGCAGACATGGGCGGTGCTGGGTATATATTTACTGGCGATCACGATGCAGATGTTATGCATAACTCAGCAACAATTAATCTAAATGTATTAAATTCAATTAAAAACAATTCTATAAACACTAAAATCTTCTACAGTAGCTCCGCATGTATTTACCCAGAGCATAACCAAATGGACCCAAATAATCCAAATTGCGAAGAGTCTTCTGCATATCCCGCAAATCCAGACAGTGAGTATGGATGGGAAAAACTTTTTAGTGAAAGACTTTATTTTTCTTTCCACAGAAACTATGGAATAAAAGTGAGAGTTGCTAGATACCATAATATATTTGGCCCTGAAGGGACTTGGAAAGGTGGCAAAGAGAAAGCACCCGCAGCCATTTGTAGAAAAGTTGCAGTGGCGTCAGACCAAGACTCTATAGAAATATGGGGGGATGGAGAACAGACAAGATCGTTTCTTTATATAGACGAATGCATTGAGGCTACTCGTAGACTCATGGATTCTGATTTTATTGGACCAGTCAATATTGGTTCAGAAGAAATGGTTAGCATTAACCAACTGGTAGACCTAGCTTCCTCTATAGAAGGAAAGCACTTGGTCAAATCACACATCCCTGGTCCAACTGGAGTAAGAGGAAGAAATTCAAACAACAATTTAATTAAAGAAAAGTTAAACTGGAATTATTCTCTTCCTTTATCTGAAGGAATTAAAAAAACATATAATTGGATACGCGAAAGAATAGACGGGGAACTATAAATGTATTTAAATAAAAAAGTTGGGGTTGGTATACCCACTCATGAACGTCCTGAATATTTAAGAACAGCCTTAGCTAGTGTTGCAGATAAGCTAAGTGGTGTTGTTGACTATTTGGTAGTATGCGACGATGCATCTGAAATACATAGAGATGAAATACATCAGATACTTAATGAATTTAATTTTAATTTTGAATACGAATACATAATCAACGAAACAAATAAAAGCGTTGCAGTAACAAAAAATAATTGTCTAAAAAAAATTATAGATAAAAATTGTGATTATATATTTTTAATGGAAAACGACATGCAAATTATCGACGAAAAAGCTGTGACTGGTTACATAGATGTTTCGATAAAAAGCAATGTTCAACATTTTAACTATGCCCATCACAGTCCCATGAATACTTCTCCATTAGCTGTTAGCGATCTTACTGAGATTGGTGAGTCTGATCTAGTAGTCGATGGAATAGACGTTTTTACAGCATGCTGTGGATCATACTCGTTCTACACTAAGAAATGCATTGAAGAAGTTGGTTTAATGGATGAAGCTTTGTGCTATAATAGCTGGGAACACCTAGAGCACACATTAAGGTGCGCAAAACAGGGTTTTACTTTTCAGTTTTGGAGATTTGCAGATGCAAGTAATTCAGTTAACTGGGTTGCATCTCAACAACAGGCACTTGAAAGTTCCACTATTAGAAATAGCAATCCAAATTGGTTTAGTAATATGGAAAAATCAAAGGAATATGTTTTGAATAAGCATCCGGGGTTTTATGTTTAGATTGTTAAAAAGTAAATGAATATAAATGATTTTATTAGTTTTAAAAAAGAATTTAATATTAATTCTCAACTAGGCCAAGATGCACTAGTCCTATGGGCCCTAAAGAATAAGAGAGATGGATATTTTATTGAATTTGGTGCAGCTGATGGCGTTAATATATCTAACACTTTTCTGCTAGAAAAAGACTATGGCTGGTCAGGTATCTTATGCGAACCAGCTAGAGTTTATAAAGATAGACTAAGTGCTAATAGAAAATGTACTATCGTTGACAAATGCGTTTACAGTAAAAGCGGAGATGTAATTAGTTTCTTTGAATCTGAACATGAAGAGCTCTCTACAATATCTTCATATAAAGAATCTGATTTACATTCTGTAAGTAGGATCAATGGACTCACATATGAGGTCGAAACTATATCTTTATCTGATCTTTTAAATAACTTTTCGGCACCTGCTATAATTGATTATCTATCAATGGACACAGAAGGGTCTGAATTTGATATTATAAAAGAATATGATTTCTCTAGACACATAAACATTATTACGGTTGAGCATAACTATTCTGATAACAGAGAAAAGATAAAGAATTTTCTAGAAGAGAAAAATTTTATAAGAATATTCGATTCCATATCAGAATGGGATGATTGGTACATAAATGCGGAGATAAAATAAATGAATAAAAAAGTGTTGTTAATTGTTCCTACTAGAGGTAGGCCGGATAAAGTCAAAGAGCTTTATAGCACATATATGGAAAACTCTTTTGACTGTGACATAGTCTTTGGTCTAGATGAAGATGATGAGCACAATTACGAAAGAATTGATGGAGCAATGTATGAGGTTGGTCCTAGGGTGTATGCTCCTCAGACAATGAATCTAATCTCGCAAAAATACTTCAACGACTACGAGTACTTTGCCTTCATGGGAGATGATCATAGGATTAGAACAAAAAACTGGGATCAGATTTTATTAGAACCAATAGAAAAAAGAGGGTATGGATTTTCTTACGGCGATGATCTCCTGCAGGGAGAAAAACTTTGCACCGCTGTTATGTTCTCCACTAATATAATCAAACCACTTGATGGGAACATGGTTCTTCCTATCCACCCAAAGAAGCACCTATATGCTGATGATTTTTGGATGCAAGTAGGGCTAAAGCTTGAAGCAATTACATACTGTCCTAATGTAATAATAGAACACCTTCATTACTCTGTTGGAAAATCAGATATGGACGCATCATATTCTGAAACAAATACCCCAGAAAGATATTCAATTGATGGCGCAGAATGGGAAAACTATCTGCATAATCATATGGATAATGATATTGTTAAAATAAAAGCTTCCTTAGGCATTTCTTAAAACGACAAACAAGTTGCCTTTTCCACCAATAAGGTGGTATAATATTTCTACGAAGTCAGATGCGCTGAAGGTGGATGTGGTATAATAAATATCACGGAAACCGACAGTAAAGAGCTACGAGGCCCCCCAGTAAAATGGGGGGCTAAGTTTTTTCTGGCGAAGAATCTATTACTATAATAGAGAGTCAAACCAAGGAGAATAATGAGCATTTTAAACAAAGACAAAGGGACCCATCCCGTAGCAAAAATGGTTCTACCTAAAGAGGTAGAAAAGGTTGGTAACGGCAAATTAACCGACAAGATGAAGAAGAAGGTTAAGTGTGGCGGTGTTATGTGGACCGGAGCAGCAGACGCATTCAATGCAATGTATGATGCTGCATTGGCTGCAGGCCATAAGCTTCGTAACATTGGTGACTATCGACCAGTTGAGCAACAGCTTTCAATGTTTAAGGAAAGATACAGCGACAAGCCAACTGACCGTAAGCCAGAGATTACTAGAACCTATGAAGGAAAGAAATGGTATCTTAAGAAGGGCATGGCACCTTCGGGTAGCCCTGGAACCTCTAACCACGGTTTTGGATTGGCTATCGACCTTGCTGTTGATGCAAAAGGTAAGATCGTTGGTATTGGTGGAACAAAGGCTTACGCATGGATGACTGAAAATGCACCTAATTATGGGTTCTACCTACAGGGTGCACCAACTAAGCCAGACGGTAAAGCAAACCCAGAGTATGAAGCTTGGCATTGGCAGTATTGCATTGGCGATAAGCAAGCTCCTGCACTCTCCGGTGCAGCACCTGCTCCAGTAGCAGCACCTGCTCCAGTAGCAGCTCCTGTTCCAGTAGAACAACAGAAGGCTGCAGATCCAGACAACGACAAGGTTTTGTCTGTTGGATCTAAAGGACCAGAAGTTGTAGAGCTTCAAAAGCTTCTTGCAAAGCATAAGGTTTATGCAGGCAAAGCAGATGGAGACTTTGGAAAAGTAACAGAAGATTCTGTAAACAAGTTCAAAGCTGCCAAAGGTCTTAAGGCTGATGGAAGAGCTGGTGCAAAAGTATTTGCTCTTTTGCGCATGAAGTAATACGGTATCAGTGAGTATTTTAAAAAACATTTTAGTTTTTAGTATCTTTTTATCAATGTTTGCAATGCCAGTAGCACTATTTTATATTGTTATTGACACTATAAAAGACTTTGATGATGAGATAGATATAGACTAAGCTATGTGATATAATAATCTCCTTGCTACGGAGGCCGGTGCAGAACCCCAGTGGATTAATTTCTACTGGGGTTCTTCCCTTTCTATGGACTAATTTTTATTATGAGTTGTTACTATAACAGTACATAATTGGAGGGGTCCAGTGAATATATTTAAAAAAATTAGTAAGGCCTTTTCGCGTTCGGCTGCATGGGTTTTTGTGCCTATGATAGCCGTTTCAATTTTTACTTCAGCTGGATTTCAGGCAAATGCTACTGGCAGCTCTGTTTCTATTCCAAATGCGGGATTTGAAGATAACACCTTTACTGGTTGGTCAAGGGGATCACAAACAGGAACCCTTGGGAGTTCAATTAACGGAGGTGGCACTGGAGTAACCATATTCAATGGCTCAAGGACATTTACTCATGGTCCAAATGGCGCAATGGGAAGCCCAACGCTTTCAAATGGCAGCCCGAACCCATACTATGCCTCAGCGGTTGCTGCAGGTAGCTGGACATTTTCTCCAAATGGCGGAACATACGCTGTTGCTTTGCAACCAAAAGGTGAGCAAACATTTAATCAAGCAACCGCCGCACTTGGTCTTTCTGGAACAGATAACTCTGCAATTAAGACCATGCTTGCAGAGCAGGCTACTGCTGCTGGATTTGGCGGTGGTAATCCAACCGATGCAGCATGGATTACTCGTGAAGTTCAATTAACTGCGGGTGTAGTTTACACAATGTCTTGGAACTATATGGCGACTGACTATGTTCCATTTAATGATGGTTCTATAACATCGCTTACTCCTGTCACTGTTGCATCAACTCCAGTAATTACAGTTAATAACTTTGAACAATCATATGCCCTTTTGGGCTTTACAAACCCAGGCACAGGAGATTATTCAACAAACTCCTACGGCGCTACTGGTTGGCAAGTATCAACTTATGAAGTCTCTGTGTCAGGAACATACAAACTTGGTTTTACATCATTCAACCTAGATGATCAAGGTTTACCTCCAGTGTTGATGGTTGATGACGAGATAGGATCAACGCAAAAGTGTACTCAGGGTGGATCTTGCGAAACATTTGGCGGAGTTGAGCCAAATAACGAAACAGCACCAACTCTTCCTCCAACTACCACTACTGAACCAGCACCGACCACTACAACCACTACAACCACTACAACTACTACAACCACTACAACAACAACAACAACAACAACAACAGTGCCAGATACAACAACTACAACTACTGCACCTTATTTTAACTCAATTCAAAACTTAACAGCTGTAGAAAATGATGATGGAAGCGTGACATTAGATTGGGATGCACCAAACGCAAGTAACACACAGCCGTATGTGTACAATATTCTTTTTTATGATTTAGATAACAATACAGAGTCTGGTGGTTGGGGAGTTTGGACATATGCTGCCAACACTACTTATACAATTAATACTTCAGGCCAAACCGGTTATGGCCCTGTAAGGTTTAAGATTCAAGCAGGCACCGCCCCATGTGTGGGCGAAGCAGTAGGGAACTGTTTGTACGGTCCTCAGGAAGTTGCTGATGTAACAACATCAGAGCCTTATACTACTACAACAACTACTACAACGACAATCCCACAAGTACCAACAGGCACGACAACAACAACTACTGCACCAGCGGTTGTTCTACCTCCTATTGAAACTATCCCAACAGAAAACACTACTGTTTCAATACCTGAACTAGATCCAACTCCAATTTCAACACCTGAACCAGAAAATACTACTGTTTCAATTCCTGACTTAGACCCAAGTCCAGTTTCTGTTCCAGAAATAGATGAAACTCCAGTTTCAGTCCCTGATCTAGACCCAAATCCAGTTCCTACTCCAGAGCCAGAAGACACTCCAGTAGATATTATAGTTCCTGAAGAAGTGCAAGATGCTGCAGACGCTGCTGTAGCAGATATTTTTGACGGTCCATTATCAAACGGGGAACTCGCAGATGCTGTTGGTGATCTTATCACAGAGGCTAATACACCTGAAGAATTAACTGCAGTAGTAGATTCTTTACTGTCACAGGACCTAAACGATGAGCAGTTTGTAACAGTGATTGATTCTGTGTTTGATGGACCTATGTCTGATGAAAGCTTTTCTGCTGCGGTTGATGCCGTATTCTCTGAGCCTTTGACTGTAGAGCAATTTAGCGCAGCACTTGACGCAGTATTTGACGAGCCAATTTCAGACGAAAAGTTTGATGCAATTATCTCCGCTGTTTTAGATGAACCTCTTACCCAGGAACAATTTTCTGAATTAGTCAATGTCTTTGAATCTGAGACCGTTACCGAAGATCAAGTCTCGGCAGCTGTTGATTCAATTCTGGAAAACGAAATATCAGCAGATGAATCAGCTGAACTTTCTGCAAGCCCTAAAGTTTTGGAAAGCATAACCCCAGAGCAAGCTACAGAAGTTTTTGCTTCGTTGGATATAGCAAGTGTAACGCCAGAACAAGAAGCTGAATTGGCTGCAGCACTTACCGACGCACCGCAAGACATTAAGGAAGCTCTAGAACAAGAAGTCGACATCTATGGTGACGGCTTTGACGATTACACTGCTGTTGGTTCTAGTATCGACGTAGGAACCCGTAAGACAATGATAGCAGCGACAACTGCACTGGCTGCAGCAGCTGCTTCAATGGGTGGAACAGGAGGAGGACTCGGTGGTGGTTCTGGTTCTGGCGGTGGTCCAAATAATAATAAGCCAGGTGGCGAAGGCATGCCAGCTGGAAGAAAAGAAGAAGAAGAGGAAGAAGAAGTTGAGATCGAGGGCCCTGAAGGCCCTGAAAAAGGTAACTTTACAAAAAATAGCATATTCAAATACCAGGAGGGTACAATGAGCAAAAAATTCAGTCCATGGGGCTTTGTTAAAAAGTTCTCAAGGGAAACCGCAGCGATGGCTTTTACTATATCTGGAAGTGTGATCGTTTTCGCAACACTTTCTGGTGATACTAGAAGGATCACACTAATAGCAACGTTATCTGCATTCGTAGTGCATTATGTATACGTAATGATAAAGAAGGACGAAGACTAATGGAAGAGGATAAGGGCATGTCACAAATAAAAAATATCATCTTAAGAATCATTGCTACATTTGCAGCTTCCGGTCTTGGAGTCATTGGAGCAGGAAGTATAGCTGGGGTTCCACTTGTCAAAGCTGTGCTAATGGCTGGCATTGCCGGTGTTGCGGTTGTTATAGAAGGATTGTCAAGGGCATTCTTAGATGATGGAAAATTGTCCACTAGAGAAATTAATGAAGTATTTAATAGCGTAGATAAGAAATCAAGAAAAGCATCTAGCGATTCATAATAGAATTTACTTGTATTCTTCCTTTATTGAATCCATAAATTCTTCTTCTTTTTTCCAAAGATCTTTCAATCTTTCTTCTAAAGACTTAGGGTCAATTGACTCGTCTATTTGAATAAATAAATCATTTTCTAATTTTGGGTCGTTCATTTCTCTTACCTTTATTCTTTACTTAGCTATGCAGCCTCTTGAGCAATACATTTCAGAGTTGTGCTCATATATTATACCTTTAATCAAGTTCCTATTACAAGTTGGACAGGTAAAGCCGGCTGTTTTGTAGCCTATATACATAGTAGCTTTACCTAGACGCTCTGCTTCTTTTGTCGCTGTTCCAGAATTTACCTTGTTTGGCTTCTTCGCTGCCATAACGCACCTCCGTATTTTGATTAAAGTTATGTTTAATAGTAAACAGGTGTGCAAAAAGAAAACACTTGTGCTATCATTTAAGGATGAAAAATAAAAGTGGATACATTTATGAGGGCTCAGAAGACCTAGAAATTGACCCAGAAGATGTTAAAAATATCTATGTTCTTGAGAACTTTATATCTCCTGAAGATATAGTTACTTTAAGAAACTATATAGAAAATGCCGACTTTGAGCTCAGCGACTACGGCGTGCATGAATTCCCTCTTGCGGCACTTCATTTCAGTGGTGAAGTAGCAACCCTGATGCAAGCCTATAGGGATAAAGCTGCCCTTATCCTAGAAGAAACTTTTGATTGCAGCGTGGCTAGATCTGAAATAGCTAGCTTGACTAAGTATGCCACTGGGCAAAACTTGAACGAGCATGCGGATAAGATTTGTGAATCATGGAGAGACTTAAGTACCTCGATGTATTACAACGATGATTATACTGGTGGGGAGCTTTTCTTTAGCCAGTACGATCTGTCTTTTACGCCTAAGGCTGGCATGATGATCTATTTCCCTGCAGGGGGTAACTATGCCCACGGCGTTAACGAGGTGACTTCAGGCAACCGTTATGCTACGACTACCTTTTGGAAGGTAGAAAAATGGAACTCAATTCAATACTCGTGATATAATATAAGTCTTAAAACTATTTCGTAAATTTAAGTTTTACTCAAATTTGCTTTTGGGCTAAAAAATTTTTTCCACTTTTTTTGTCTGTATAGGTTTTAAAGTAATTATTTCGCACAGAAAGAATTGGTAGAATGAACAGTTTTGGCAAGACATACAATAACGTAAGTTTTTCTGATATTTTAGAAAAATACGATTCTTATTATAATGACCTTTTAAATCATAAAGTTCTAGTTTTCAAAAACATTGATTTTGGCGATAAATCTGTATCGCAGTCTCTTGGCTCTTTATTCTCAAAAGAAGAAGATGTCAAAATATACGATAAAAACTTTGATGATAATTTTGAGTATTTTACAGAAAAAAATGGAAAACTGCCATCAAAAGATGATTACTTAGTTAGATGGCAAACGGACAATTGTTCAGATGTAGAGCCCAGCAATATTAGCTGCATTTATATGAATTCCGTTGGTGACTCAGCTGGGTTGAGTGAAACAAAATGGGTCAATCTTGAGAATGTATATAATATGATCAGCGAAGAAGATATGAGCTTTATCCTTAAAATCAAGTTTAGATGGCTTGATGAAGGACTTGCAAAATTCCCACTTCAAAGAAAAGATATAGGGCAGCAAGATAGCCACCCTTCTTGGAGAATACATCCAGAGACAGGAAAGCCAAGCATATTTTACGGCGGGTTAAATACCTTAGGAAAAGATAACGATAAATGGCAAAAGCACATATATAAGCTTCGCGACACGTTTTTTGAGGATAAGTTAAATATATTTAGCTTAACTTGGGAACAAAAAGATCTAGTGATATGGGACAACAGATGTACCGCATATAGCTCAATGGGTGGCTTTAATGCTGGGCAAATAAAATTTACTAAGGTAGAAGCTGGACACTCTAAGCCAATTAATGGCTTAGAACAATAATCCAACGCAAAATAGCGGTAAACCCGTTACTATAAACAAAATAAAACTATCAAAATGGAGTATCAGATGTATAAATTTTTATCAGAAATGGAAGATAAGCTTCCGGCTTTAAGCCCAGCAGAAAAAGACTTTGCTGACGCTCTTTTGGGTATCGCCAAAAAATATGGAAAATTAGCTGATAAAGACAAAAATGGTATTTGGGTTGGTTATGTCCCAAGAGAAGAAAATGAAAATTATGAGATTGGAGTACGCTGCGAAAACTGCGTGCTACATGAATCAGACTACGTTTGTAAAATTGTTAAAAGAAGAATTGAGCCAGGCGGTTACTGCAGATTAGCAGCTATACCGGATGGCGTCGTCGGCAAACAGGCAGATGATAGCTCAGATGATGATTCAGATGCCGAATGATGAGCCTACGGAAGAAGTTGTTCTTTCGAGGCGTAATAAAAAAAGGTTTGATAAGCTAGTTGCTGGCCTAGACAAAAAAATTATTGATTTAGAGCAACAGAACGCCGCTTTAAGAAATAATACCGAGACTTTAAAAGATCAAATACAATCAATTAATTCCGTAGAGTTAATCGAAAAAAAAGAGATCTTATCGGAATACGACAAAGCTCATAAAGATTATCTCGATGCACAAGCGGATAGTGAAGAAACAGAAAAAGAGCTGTCCAAGCAATCTTCTTCTATGTCAGAATATGGCACAGAGATAATATGGTTTTCAGTGGTGATTGGACTTGTTTTTGATTTCTTATTATGGAAAGATATTTTCGCCGGCAAGTTTGGATCTGATTCTTGGGCTGAAAGAGCCGAAAGGGCATCGGCTATAATACTCTCGTTTTCTTATGCCTTTGTCTGCGCCCAATTGGGGGCATCCTATGCTATCAAGACTTTAAGCAGTAAGCGAAAAAATTCTACAAATCCAAAAGAAATAGAAATATACAACAAATCTACTGCAAAAAACTCCCTAGGTATAAACGTACTCCTTTTTGGTCTATTGACTGTCTTGTCTACCTCAGCGAGGTATGCTGAAGAAGGTCTAGATATGACTGATAAATTTATTCTTTCTTTGGCATCTGTCAGCATCGGCCTTGTTATATCTGCTATAGCCTATTGGTACACCGATGTTTACGACCATTTTATTAAGGCAGCAAAGAAAAAAGAAGATAAGGCAAGAAAAAACTTTTATATTTTAAACAAACAGATTAAGGAAAACAAATATGAAAATTGATTTTAAAAAGATAATAGTTAGAACTTCAGTAGGTTTAGTATTGTCTATGATTCTAGCTTACATTTTTTGGCCAAAGTCAGAACCAGTAGAAATTACAGTAGACCCTTCTACGACAATTGCGCAACCAATAGTCGCAGATCCACCATGTCTTGTTTTCTACCAAAAAGATAAAGATATACCAGTCTTCGAAGAAGGTATGGCATGCGTAGAGATTTACGTGACTAAATACACACGTGCCTATTATTCAGCTCTTAACGTCGTTTGTAGGTCTTCTAGTGATGGTAAAACAGTTAATAGAAATGATCTTTCCGGCAAGAGAGCAAAGGCTTTGCAGTTTTCTTTGCTTGAAAAAGGTATAGCTTTTGAAGATATTAAAGTCACATCGCTTGGTGATACATCTCCTTATCCTGGTATAGACCCAGAAAGTGCAGACGGAAAAATACTTAATAGATCTTGCGAAATAACAGGTATTTTAAAATAAAGAAAGTCTGGTAAAAAAATGGCTAAAGCTCCGGGTTCAATTGGTGCAGTTGCAATGCCAAAGATGGCAGGTAGAGTCATCCCTCGTAAGGGCCCAGGGTCTTTAGCGCGGAAAGATGATTGGACCGCCAAAACCTGTTGGTCCTAGACCTTTTTCTCCACTTGGTAGAGATATAGGTTTTATGGAAGAAACTAAAAAGCTAAATACACTTAGGCCACTACCAACGGCTACGCTAAGCGTAGCTCCACCTAGCGTAGCTACTGCTGTTGTATCAGCAGCGACCACTTCAGCAGCGAGTGCAGCGACTTCTGCTGGCGCATCATCAGCAGTAAAAAATTTCTTAAAAAGTGGAGTAAAAGCAGCATCTGGCAACAGTGTTCTTAAAAAGATGAGACATCCAGCTACTGGAGTAGCAGCAATTGGGTTAGCTACTTCTGTGGCTATCAGTAAGCGAAGTCTTAACAGGAAAGAAGAAGAAGAAAGAAGATACTAGGCTTTTCCCCGAAATGTGATATAGTATTGCATGGGAATGTTTGACACGATAGAAATAGATTTTCCACTACCGATAGCGTTATATATAGAGCATCCGATAAAGTCATATGTATCACAAGCTATCTATGCAGACGGCTTTCAATGCAAAGACCTAGAGTGCCTGATGGACAATTATTTTATAGATAATAATGGTTTTTTATACAAAAACGGCAACAATATATGGGAAAGCTCTAACGATGTTGAGCCATTAAAAGTAAAGATGTATTATCACGGGCATCTAAGAGTATACAATTTAATACTATTAGAAGACAATGTTGAAAAACAAAAAACTATCTGGTTAGAATACGATTTGAAGTTCACTGATGGTATACTAGTGGAGGCGAAGATGATTCGTCCGACTAAAGAGGAAATTGATGGACTACACAAAAACATATAGAGAAATATATAAGGCCGTAAAATCAGACGGCATTGAGCACGAAATTGCGCATAGAATATCTAACAAAATCACCGATGCAATTGTTGACTTATCTCTTTTAATAGAAGGCAAGGATAAAAAAGTAGCAAAGATTGCTATAGATTTTATCAAAAAAACTCACACAAATTAATAATCTGCGGATATAAGTTAATGGTAGACCAGCATGTTTCCGACCTGCTTGTGGGAGTTCGATCCTCCCTATCCGCTCCAGTCTCAAATGGTATGTTGTAGAGCATATTTTTTGAATTTAAAAAAAGGAAAGAATGAAGAAAGTATTATTAACTGGTGCTGGTGGTTTCGTTGGCCACCACACTTTAGAACATTTATTAAAGCTTACAAATTGGGAAATAGTAATAACCGATTCTTTTAGACACAGAGGTGTAACTGATAGAATTACATCTATAGGATGCTGGGAATCAGAAAAGCACCGCGTAAAGTTGATCACCCATGATTTGACTGTGCCATTTTCAGATGTAATGGTGAAAGAGATTGGTGATATTGATTATATTATTTCAATGGCTTCAGATTCACATGTTGATAGATCAATCACTGACCCAGCTCCATTTATAACAAATAATGTTGCTTTGATAGTTAATATGCTAGAGCTTGCAAGAAAGCTTAAGCCTACAGTATTTTTGCAGGTTTCAACAGACGAAGTTTACGGGCCGGCTCCAAAGGGTTATGCCCATAAAGAATGGGATACCATTCTGCCATCAAACCCATATTCAGCTTCTAAGGCAGCGCAGGAAGCTGTGTGCGTGTCTTACTGGAGAACATTTGGGGTTCCGGTAATTATAACAAATACTATGAATATAATTGGGGAAAGACAAGATCCGGAAAAGTTTATTCCAAAGATTATGTATTGTTTAGAAAAGAATATCCCAATGACAATCCACGGGACAGAAGACAATATTGGATCTAGATTCTACCTACATGCACGAAACCAAGCAGATGCGCTACTCTATATACTCGATTATTTAGAGCCAACTCCATATCCTAATTCTGATAGACCAGATAAGTATAATGTAGTTGGGGAAAAGGAAATTAATAATCTAGAAATGGCAAAGCTGGTGGCAAAGTATTGGGGCAAAGAACTACAATTTGAGTTTGAAGATTTCCATACAACAAGACCAGGCCATGATTCAAGATACGCATTAGATGGGCGTAAACTGCAAGAAGCAGGTTGGAAGCCACCAATGTCTTTAGAGTCTTCTCTTCAGTCTACTGTAGAGTGGACAAAGAATAATCCAGAATGGCTTTGGAGAGAGATTCCCTAAAAGTATTTAGGCAAAGCTTTGAAGCATTTTTCTACCACTTCTTGCAAGCTGTAGAACTTTTGCACCACTTGCCGAGCTAGCTACTCCAGAAAGAAATGACCTTCCGGCAGTTGAATCTCCAATTGCTCTAGTTGCAACCTTTGCAGACTGAGCGGTTTCTGAAACTATAGCAGAGGGCTTGGCTGATGAACCTACAGAAATAATAGGACGTTGTCCAGCCCCTCTGCTGTGTATGCCTGCAGCTAATCTTGTCATAGGATTTTTTGTCAAAGTATCAGCTTTTTCAGCTTCAGAAAGAATCATTCTTCTACCTGTCCCAACAGGAATTCTTCCGGCATCAAATTCTTGGTTGTGGAAGGTAGCTATATCACGCATCCCGCCTATAACTCTTTCTATTTCTGTTGAATCATAACCTTGAGCCTGTAGTATTTTTCTTACAGAAGGAAGATGCAGGGTATCTGCATCTAGTGTTCTTGTAGATAAAGCTGTTGTTCTATTATTTTGGTAGTGTTCCGTTAGAAGTGATGTTAATGAAGCCTGGTGTTCTTCTCCTAACAAATCAAATGTTTGGTCGCCTAAGTGGGATCTAGCATAATGATGCCATTGCGATCCGTGTTTCAGCAGCGTAGCCCCTTACTTCACTGTTTATAAACATTCTAGCAAGGTTGTCTACTTCGGTGTTTCTGCCTAATTTTCCTACTCCAGTTGGGTTCCACAGTGGGCCATTAGGGCCGTCTATTACTTCTCCAGATAGGTGCATACCAGCTTGATTAGCTACTAATGGTAAATCCATTTTAGGAGCGGTTATAACGGCAAAGTCGTCTGCAAAAGCCTCTTCCCTTACAGACGCCAATAATGCTTCGACTTTGCTTCCTTCGCCTGTTTCGCTTAAAACTCTAAAAACATTTTGCACGTTAGCTTGTTGGTTAGTGTTTAAAGTTTTTATATCTCCAAAATATTTAAAATCTAATAAATTATCTGTTAGAGTTCTAAGATTACTGTGTTGATTCGGCAATCGTTGCGCTAGATGTCGAGCTCCCGGGTCGCTCAGGCCGAGCATTTTGCTCCATTGCCCTTAGCATCATTTCGCTTATATGCGTTGGCATTGTTGCTTCTCTTCTATAGGTTGACAATACTTGTTGTCTCATCCAAAAATATCTTAATGTCTCGTCTTCAATCGGTGGTGCAATCTTTTTTCCAGAAGAATCAAAAAAAGTAAAATCTGGGCCAGCTTTTCCTCTACCTATCTCAGACTCTAGCGTTCTTACGCTTTGCTCGATAGCGTCAGAAACAACGTGTCCTGTTTCGTGTCTTAAAGTTCGTGCTAGATCAGACCTTGAGTAGGCAGCATCTCTTTGGTTTTTTATCCAAACTTTAAAGTTACCAGATTGCCAGTGACCACCAGCGTTCCCACCAGGATCATCACCAGGATTACCAAAAACGAGAGAAAGAGGACGAGTCTTTTTGCTGTAATCAATGGCGCTTATATGCCCCTTGGCGCGTCCGAAAACCAACCATTGCCGATAGTGCACCGCCTTGAGTTTCTCTTTCAATGCCAGACATAGCCTCTGTAAGAAAGCTATTCACAGTTCTAGTTGTAAGCTGCCTGTCTTGACCGCCAGTTAGTTCTAAGGCTATCCTTTGGGCTTGAGACAAGTCCATGCCAGAAACTGAGCCAGCTTGAGCACCAAAGTCGCTTAACTCAATTTGATAAGGTCCATGTTTGCTGCCCGGGATCCTTTTTGGCCTTAACATCTTTTCTGGGTCGTTAGAAAAATAGAATGCATCGTAAATAGAGCTAAAACTTTGGCGTATATCTATTACTGGTCTATTAGATGACATAAGGATATAGTAACCCTTTTTTAGCTAAAAGAATTTAAAGATTAAAGTAATGTCCATTTTTATACGGCAAGCTTTTTTGTTGCGCCAACATACCAACATTTAGAGAAGCAAAGTGCCCTATGATACTCTTGCGAGTAATGGACTCATCTATTGGCATATCGCCTCTATGCACAGTGTGACCATGCCAGAAGATAACGTCACCCTTCTTTGCGGTAAACGTGACGCCTGGTGGAGATTCTTCTAGCAGCTTTTCTGCAAAGTACTCGGATGCTTTTTCGCTTAAATGATTTGGATAAATTTCTTTAAAATCAATATCCCATTTGTGAGATTTTGGTATAAGCTGGAATGGACCAGATCTATAATCGATATCTTCTAAGGCTACCCAAACCCCTATGTGGTTATCGGCATGGTCTTTGTCACCGTAAGTTATATCTTGATGCCATGTCTTTCTAGTAGAAATCCATCCCGTAAAATTAAGATGAAGACCAGCCGGAGACCCAATAGCTTCTTCGATAATTGTTGGAATATCGGATCCACAAAAAATCTCCAGTATAGAAACATGCTCTAGATAGGTATGATACCCTTCCCAGCCATTAGGGTTAACTAAAGATAGTTTTCCATCTACAATTTCTCCGTGATTTTCTATCCACAGCTTAGAGTAAGCTTCTATTGACTCTTCTGGTATAAGGTTCTCTACTATAAAGTAACCTTCATCTTGCCATTGTTTTTTAAAAGTCATTATATATTATTCCATATTTTCTTTGAATTATCTTTTTTAATCTACTAAGAAATTTAATAAGGTCATCCCTAGATTGTTCAGCCGCACTGTTTAGTCCGGTGATATTAAAAATATTCCAGTACTTCAATATTGGCATTAGCACATCTTCGTAGTACGACCTTATACTGTAGATACCACCATCGGAAATATTTCTCGCGTGCTGCGCGTATCCTGGGGCACCAACTCCCGGCATTTCAAACTGCATTATTACTTTTGATAAACTTGTCATCATGGATGATGGATCAATTTTTAATATTTCTTTTACTGCGTCTCTGTAAAAAATAAAGTGGTGATTTTCATCGGTTAGAATACGTTTCAAAATCTCATACCCAGCTTTATCATCAAGCTGTTGAGCCATGTTAAAATAGGAAGACCTAGCACTTAATTCCTGTATAGTGGTGTAAGCAAATGATTGACAAACACCATAACCGTCTAAGTAGTCATTAGTAATTTTATCTCTACCTAGTTCTGGGACCCTGCCTGTACTAACAAATGCAATTCTATCTTGCTCTAATTTTACTGGGTCCATTATCCCAGACAAAGTTATATAAGAACGAAGAACGTATGAGTGCCTTGCTTCTTCTGCTGTCCATCTATGAATCCATTCCCCTACAACAGATTCTCTTCCAAACACCTCCGAAAGTGTTCTAGCGTACCAGGGTAGACTATCTTCAGTTAACAAAGTAACTATAAAAGCTGATCTTAGATTATTTGATATTGAATCTTCCCCGTAAAGAAAACCTTCGTTGGTTAAGCGTGAACCTCTTTCCCATGGTATGTATTCATGCGGGTTCCATTTTTTTGTAGCAGAGATATGCCTGTCTAGCAAAAATTCTATAGCTGGGTTTAACTCGTTTATTAGTTGTTTTTCAGATTCAATCATTTTTTGTTACCTCTATCACTTGGCTGGCTGACTTCCCGCCGAATCCAAAAGAATTGTTTAAAGTTCTTATTACTTCTTTATTAATAGTAATAGGCTCTCTTGTTAGGGTCTTGTTAGTATCAAATGAACAATTTTTAAGATTTTGGCAGTGCGGTATTATTCCGTTTTTTGAAGATTCTATTGCGTAAATAGTTTCTATAATACCGGAAGCAGCTAGAGTATGACCAGTTTTACTTTTTGGAGCATATATCGGTGTGTTTGGTAGCATTTCTGAAACTACTGAATATTCTATAGGATCGCCTACTACTGTAGAGGTTGCATGAGCAGAAATGACATCTATATTTTCTACGTATCGCAGTGCTTTTTTCATGGCAATTTTTGACCCTCTGCCATCTTCGGCAGGCGATGTTAAGCTAAGGGCATCAGAAGCTGACCCTACTGGGTATAATTTTGCGTAATCTCTTGAACCAAATTCTTTAACTTTTTCTGAGCTTTGCAGTATCAATACTCCAGCACCATCGGCCATAATAAACCCTTCTCTACTATCGTCGAATGGAGCATTGCGGTTACCTAAGGCACCGAGGGCACTGAAGTACTTCATCGCCATGCCATGCACAGGGGCGTCGCTGCCACCAACTATAACATAATCATATTCGTCACATAATCTCATTGCATAGTCTATCGAAAGCAAACCAGTTGCGCACGATGCCATGAGGGCAAAAGAAGTGCCCATAAATCCGTAATGGCCACATATGTGAGAAGCTATTATGTCTGGTATTCTATTAAGAACAATGAGCGGATGTGCTCTTTTGTTATTTAGGAATTTGTCAGACATATATTCTATAGATTCGCTGTCGTTAGACACGCTAGAATAAATAACGGCAACGTTAGAGGACATAGGCAACCCGGACATATTCATTGCTTGTTCAACCGCATGTATGGCAATTTTCTGTGTTCTTGTCATGTGTCTTAATGATTTTTCATCTAATGATTTAGGAAGCGATATACCAGAATCATCGACACGTATTCCTCTGGTGATTTGAAGCTTTTGTTGAATCATAAAATCAAGATCAACAGTAAAATCTTTATCATTTAGGGAATTTAAAAAACAATCACTAGGGTTATTGCCCAACCCATCAATTATCCCATAACCTACTACATGTACAGGCTGCATTTTTTTCCAATCTTTAGAAATCCGTGTTTTTAATATATTTTCTTGCGTAATCAAGGCTAATATCAAATATTAACACAATTCTATCTCTGGTGCCAGTGTGATTTACTGAGTGAGCGTATGGGCCACCATCTTTAAAAGCTAGCAATTTACCCTCGTGCCATTGTCTTTGTTCTTCGCCAATTGTTATAGTGCAACCACTATCATTCACAAGGCATAGGTGGCACCTAAGAAACCCCGGTGCCCCAAAATGAGGGGATATAGAAGTGCCAGGGGAGACTATACTTAAGGTAGATGCCGAGCATTCGCCTGGAGCAAAAAATTCAACTATTTCATTATAAGTCTTAAAAAACTTGATTGCGTATTCTGCATTCTCTTCTATAGTTTTTCCAGTATTTTTTAATGTAATTCTTTGATAAAAATCATTTAATTTACTAAATTCACCTGAGTTTGATCTAATTTTATTTTTTCCAACATATACTACTTCCCAAGAACCTTTGTCAGAAACCGTTACGAATTCTTCTGTTATTTTATCGTTTTTTATTTTAGGTATTTTCATAAATTTTGAAGTAAGCAAAGTTGTGGATTTTTTATTTTTTGTATTTGGATTTTTTGTGTTAATAAAAGATAAAGCTTCTTCTTTAATTTTTTCCCAGTTTTTAACTATTTCTTGACAAACTGGTATCGCCATTACTTCTTCATCCCAAAAAGCTTGTTCCATATTAATTACCTAGCCCTTGAAAATCTTCATCTTTAATATATCTTTTTGCATACTCAAGGCTAATATCAAATAATAAAACTAATCTATTTTGAGTTCCTGCGTGAATTACAGAATGCGTTAATCTGTCTTCAAAAGCTGTTATTTTACCATTTTCCCATTTTTGTGTTTCGCCGTTAACTGTCATTGAACAACCTTGATCGTTAACTAAGCATAAATGGCATCTGATAAAACCTTCTCCTCCAGTATGTGGGTTGATTACCGAACCTGGGGTAAGTAAACTGAGAGCAGCGCTCATTAAACACCCTGCGTCATGTTTTTGTAATATGTTATGGAAAAAGGGAAATTGAGTTGATTGAAATTCTAAGTTTTCATCAACGGTCTTTCCTGTGTTCCATTTAGTGTATTTTTCTAAGAATTTTTCGCTCGTACCGAATAAACGGTTATGTCCAAAATTTTTGTCGTTCTTATCTTCTTTTGGGGTTTTTATACCCAAAGGTGCTATTCCCCAGTCCCCATCATATATTCTCTGTTTGACCTCTGGGTTATCAATACTTGGTTTGGTATAGGTCGGGTATTTAAGTATTGGTGATTTATCTCTAGAATAAGGATGCGGCTTTCCTAAGTAAAGTAAGGCTTCATCCCTGATCTCTTCCCAGTTTTCGCATAAATCTTGACATATTGGAATATCCATTACTTCTTCATTCCAAAAATTTTTCATTTGTTGACTTCTTTCTAGTTATTTTCTAACACGTCATAAAAGTTAGTGAGAACATACTTAGTACCGTAAGTTACCAGGTCAGTATAATGTATCGAGATTGAGTCAAAAAATATTACAGAACCTTGTTTTGGGATAAACTCAAGTCTATTTTCTCTTTCGGTAATAGGTTTGTCAGATTCATTTGGAAAGATAAGTTTTCCACCTTGGTAATCATCGTTAAGATAAAAAACACTGCTAATATTAAATGGTTCTTTAGCAGCTTGATACGGATCGTCCATATCATAATCTTTATGTAATCTTATGTTTTGGGTATTTTCATATTTCATAAAAACATTACCATAAATATTAAGAACGCGCACGGCGTAATGTTTTTCAACAAAAGATGATAGTCCTAAAATAATATCTTTAAATTTATTGTATTTAGATACATTACCATTAAACATATCGTCATCATCTTCTGGCCTATAGGACTCAGCGTTGTTGTACTGCTGAAACTTACATTCAGAAATCCCATCTAATAAAAAGTTGCAGTCTTCGTTGGAGATTAATTTGTCTGCTATTAAGGTAGGAAAATTCATTTATATCCTCACATTCTTTTGTTAAGATTACCATATAAAGAATTATTTAGCAACCTCTAATTACCGGGCTTTTTATCGTCTCCAAATATAAGTGATAAATTTAACGGACCCCTAACTTGCCCTGTACTCCACTTAACTTCAGTATGCGGATCAACCCAAAAATTTGGAAAATTTTCAAGAAAAGTTGATATTGCAACCTTAAGCTCTAGACGAGCAAGACTTGATCCAAGGCAGCTGTGGACCCCAAGGCCAAAGGCAGCATGGCGATTGTCTTCACGGTCAATTATAACCTCATGCGCGTTTGCAAATTGCTTTTCGTCACGGTTAGCTGCGGGAAGAGAGAGAAGTACCCAATCTTCTTTCTTCATCTGTACGCCATGGAATTCTATGTCTTCTTTCAAAAGGCGGGCTATAGTCACAGGCGCATATGCACGAAGGAACTCTTCAACAGCTGTAGGAATCATGTCTGGGTTTTCTACCAAACGACGACGGTCTACTGGGTTGGTTGCAAGGTGCCATAATGATGAACCCATAACGCTAGACACGGTATGCACCCCTGCCACTAGTATTAAAGTAATTATCCCAATTAAGTAAGGTATTGATAATGTTTTATCTTCAATATTGCAGCTCAATAAATAACTAATAATATCTTTTTTTGGATTTTTTATGTGATCATCAACATGATTCTCCATGTATTTTTTATATTTTAAGTATTTTATAAAACGATCTCTACTTGGTGGCTCATTTATATCGTGCATAAAAAAAGTTACCCAATCATCAAATTTATCAATATCCTGTTCTGGGACACCTAGCATTTTTGCTATTATTATAGATGGGATTCTATTACAGTAAGAGTGCATAAGCTCAGAGCTTTTTTGATTTTCCATTGATCTTATAAGCCTATTACACGTCGTCCCTATTTCATCATGCCACAATGCAATTACATCTGGAGAAAAAATAGGAGATAACAAATTCCTAGCTATTTTATGGAATGGCGGGTCAGAAGTTATTGGAGGCATAATGCCTATAGGAGATGCAGTTTCTTTTAAAAAAATAGCCTGCTGGTACGGCCTTTCTTCTCGGATAATAGTGCCCTCGCTACTAAAATTCTTTGTATCAAGGAATATTTGCTTAATCATGTCATAAGTTGTAGGAACCCACATCCCCCCGTAACGCTCTGTGTGTGCTATTGGGCAACCAGCGTTTTTTAATTCGTTTATAATAGCATATGGGTCATCTGCCCATTCTTGGGAGCCATGATCAAAATCAGTTGCCCAATCCGTAACTTTTTTTGGTCCATTGTCAATCATTTTATACTTTTCTTTGAAGACGATTTAAGTTAAGTATATCAACATCTTCGCCAATTAAGCCGTCTTCTTCGCAGGCTTTTTTTATGTCTTCTCTCAACTTCATTGTCCATTGGTATCTTTCTGGGTATTTTTCTAAAGATGCGTTAGAAGTAAAAGTTCTATCACCGTGGGCATAAAAAGCAAGATAAGCCCAACGAACTCCAGAGGTAACTTCTTTGACCTCATGAGACCCAATATAATTAGAGGGATAGTATAAGGCTGAACCAGGTTTTGGCTCTACTTTGAGTCCCCATGTATTAAATAATATAGAACCACCTTCAAACTGGTCGTTTAATATAATTGATACAGTGATAGTGTTACCTAGAGCAATAGCGGAGGTTGGTTCAACGGTCCCTTGCTTGTAAGACAATGAGGAATCAGAATGTGGGCCCATAAAGTTACCAGAAACATATTTGATAAAATGACGACCAACGCAATTAGTTATAGATTCAACAGCGACAGGAAAAATTTTACAATACTCAACAACCCCACGATACATAGCTTCATCTACAGTTGGGTAAAAGGGAAGTGATTCAATATTTTCCGAATACCTACTAGCAAAGCTGGGTATATCTTCTTGTTGGTCTTTTATTTCGTAACCCCCTTCTAGGAATAGTTTTTCCCCAACAGCCTTGAATCCTTGGACTGGGCACTTCTCTACAACTAAATCAAGATTAATGGAATCTAGCTCTTCTTTACTTAGAAGATCTTCTATGAGGACAATGCCCCCACCCAAGTGCTTAACTATCATTAGCTTTCTACTTTCTCTATTGAGTAAAAATCAGTATAGCAGTATTTTATGCCTGAACTTATCGGATTAGTTATATGCCAGCACAGCGCATCAAAAAAAATAGTTAAACCAGTTTTTGGCGTAACAGTCATTAGGGTAGAGTTATTTGCAATCTGCTCCAACACCAATTGTCTTTGTTCATCACTCGACTTATCTATATTTTTACTAGTTTCTGCAATTACAATTTCTCCACCAATAAAATCTTCGTTAAGATAGGTAATACTAGATATATGCACCTGGGGCTTGCTGTGCTCAACTACATCCGGGGACTTAGGATCCCAATCCTGATGCAAATTAATGTTTTGATCTTTAGTGTATCTTGCAACGCTTTTCCCGCGTGATGAAACGATAGAGCAATTGTAATTTTTTTCTATGAACTTGTTTAAAGCGTCGTAATAACTTTTCATAGGAAGATCTGAAACATTAAAGTAACTTTTGCCTTTGTCTCCACCACCGTAGTCTATAACGTCAAATTCTTTACCTGAATTTTTTATATTGTCTAACAAAAGATTGCATTCTTCATCAGAAAAAAACTTTTCTACTATTATAGTTGGGTACAATGCGCTCATAAATAAAATCCTAAGTTAGGGTTTGCCATCTTAAATATTTCCTATATTCTTCAGGGCTAACTTCTAGAGGATCGACCCACCAATCTTCGTGGATATCTCTCACAACTAAAGTATAACCTAATGAATCAAGAATCTCTCTTTGGGCTTCACGCATACCACGATTCCTAAAGTACATATTAGCGTCATGCTCAAAAGTTATAACAGAAAATCTGTACTGGGTCAGTGGCACGGTTATCAGGCCATGTAGGGTTGTATAGGCATTGCCTAGGGGTCTCAAAGATAGGTCATAGCCTGCGTCTATATCAACCTGTAAATAATCTATTTGTTTTGGGAAATGGTTGGCTTCAAAATATGAGATATAATCAAACTTTAGCGCATCTCCAAAACAGGGATTTTTTCTGTTAGAAAGAAACTCTTCTCTACGTTCATCTACTATTTCAAAAGAAACACCGTTCCAATCATAGTCATTTTCAAGATGATACGTGTTGCTCCCCATAGTAGAATTAAAGCCACCTAACTCTACGTAGTACCCATTTCTTTTTCCTTTTAGGAGGTCTACTACAAACTTCTCTTGTTGGCTATTTCCTTTGTACATATTATTTTTTGTCCTTTTTCCAATAGTATTCTTTTACTACAGGGTTATATAATAAATCGAAATCCTTACCTGGCGGTGGGTTATGGTAGTCTAACACAACAACGTTAGGAGCAATCTTATCTTTTGCTTGACGTTCTTTCTCCATTTTCAACCATTCTTCTTCTCCATATTTTGCTACTCCGTCAATCCAATTTTGGCTAGCTGGCTGAGAATACATTAAATAGTTTCTAGAAATAAATTTATTACCGTTCTTTACAGTACGAACACCATGGAAGTATGGCTCATCGCCAGGAAAAAGATACGAACCGGAAGGGAAAACTACCACATCCCCTGCAACAGGTTTATAGTCAACAACTTTACCATGAACCAAAAATGTTACTTCTCCACCGTCATAGTCGTCATTCCAATAGATATTACAAGTAAGCATAAAGTTCTCACATGGTCTAAGTATTTTATCTAAATGAAAATCAGTGTGGTATTGCATGGTCAGTTCCGGCTCTTCTTCGCCCATAGCTCCAAGACCTTTAATATCTGGATCGTATTTAGCAAAGTTAATAGAAGGCTGAATATAAGTCTTAACATCTTCTGGATATTTTCCGCCACCCATATTGTACTTGCCCATATAATGGCAAATGGCAGCTAGTCTAGCGTTGTAGGCTGCATGAATAGCTCTTCTTTCTCTTTCATACAAGCTATTACCATCGTCTAAATCTGCTGCTTGCCTATCTTGAGACAAAGCATCGCCGCTCACCGAAACATATGTTCCAAAACCAAACCATCTACCCCAAATTGGCAAAATGCCAGGCTTTTCTTCCCCTGTAACAAGAGAAGAAAATTTTAGGCTATCGCTGATTGCACCAACATCTCTTATTAAGTTTTTATACACAACAATATGTGGGTATATTTCCTCATGGATCAATTCAAGGTCATTAAAAGTAATCACGGCGGTGCCCTCTCTATAGCGTCACCCTATATCATACCATGCAAATAATCAGCACTGCAAGCTAAAAAACGGTAATCTAATATCGTATGTTTAAAAAAAAAATTATGAAGTACTTTCTTGAAGCATTCTATCTATAAAACAAGGGACGCAAAGATTTACTTTAAACTTCTTGTTTTTAGATACTTGTACAGATTTAGTCTTGCAATCCACGCAAGTAAGTGCTTGAGGAGTATTATATAGTGTAGACATCACCATTAGCTTCAATTTTAATATCTTCGTATGGTAAGGCTACCCTACGATAGAGCTCGAGTTTAGCGCATTCAAGAACACCAATGGCTTCATTGATATTGCTATAGTTTTTACCTTTATTGACAAGGTACTGGTTGATAAGGGTAGAGATAACAAAGTTTAACTCACCAGCAGTTTCAATGTCTCTTCCGTTAACTATTTGTTCTCTGTCTAACTTGTGTATATAGGGCATTGTTTTTCCTAACTATTGCTTGTATGGCTTTCTCCATTGAGAAGGAGAATGAGCTTCTTCTATTAATTCTTTGTGCTCGTTATCTTCGTACAATCTTATCATATGCATGCATGGATCGCTGCCATCAGCAAATTCATTATCTTCTTCTTCGTTCATAGGAAAACTATCATGGGTGTAGCATACTGCTGGACCGCACCAGTTCTGATTCATACCTATTTCTAGCCATTCATCAAAAGTAATCTTATTAAATAAAGAAGCTAGTATTGCTTTGCGAGTTTCGTGGTTATCACCCATATCACATCCCTGATAGTATTTTAAAATTATCAATGTTAGGAATAAGGCCTAAAGAAGAACCGTTTTCCCAATCTGCAAAAACAGTACCATTGTCATCAATATGAGTTATGACGCCGATATCGCCAGACTTTAGTTTAGTATAAGGATCATCTGTACTTATTAGCTGTACTTTAGAACCAACAAGAGAACATTTTTTAGCCATATCAAGTACTACGACAAATCTTGTAGGATATTGCAAGCGTCTTTAACGGTTTCAATATCAATTATATCTTCTATATTAATTTCTAACTGAAAGTCTTCTTCAAGAATCATAAGCAATTCTATAACGTCTAAAGAATCAAGACCTAAATCATCTTTAAGAGATGAGCTTAAAGTAATTGTTTCAACATCAAACTTAGGTTCAATCTTAGCTAAGCTTGTCTTAAATTTTGCAAAAACTTCTTCGTTATCCATTTTTAACTTCCTTTTTTAGTTTGTTTAAATAATCAATAATAGCTTTATTAACAAATTGCTCTAAAGTTTGACCTGAATAATAAGCTATTTTTTCGTAGTTGTCAAATTCTTTTTTTGTTATTTTAATAGTACATATTTTTTTGTTTTTAGAAGAAACAAATTTTATCTTTACTTTTTTTGTAAACATAATTAAAAAACAAGTTTCTCAATTGTTATAACTTTTAAACATTTGTCAGTGTCATGGTCAGCAACTTTGATAGAAGTAACGTTAAGAGGGTTTATACCGTATTCACCGCACAAGCCAACAACTTCATCGTAAGGAAGGTCTTTTTGTTTAGGAAATGGGATCTCGCCTTTTTGAGAATAAGCATCATCTAAATCAAAACCACCTAGTTTTGGTGGGCTATGTTTAGTAAAAAAGGAAATTAAATTTTCCATGTTTTGTTTAAAATCAATAAAAGAAGTAGAATCAGAAAATGTTATTGGAAATATTTTTTCAGTGTTTTCTTTAGTAGCTTCTTTTTTATCAGATGGCAATAAATCATCTTGGCCCCAATCAGGCATTACGTTGTTCATCTTCTAGCTCTTTTCGTTTCTGGGTTGCAGATATAGCTTTTATGTGGTCAGGTAAATCAATTTCTTCGATACTATATCCAACATCTCTTCCGTAAATAATCTTGGTTATGTTTGGCATCATTGTGACAAAAGCATCTGGCACATCTTTTAATATTAGTTCTTTTACTGTAGCGTACTCAAATGGATCTTTATTAGACATCCCGCCAGTATCTCGTACTCCAATAACAACAGGATTGCCACGCTTTTTTGCTTCTTCGTATAAAGCTTTGTGGCCAGAATGCCATGGTTGATAACGGCCAAGCATGAGCGTTGTTGGTGTCTTCCAACAAGGTATTTTCATCTTGCCAAAGCAGGCATCGCCCTCTTGCTTGACAGTAAGACCTTTATTAATCTTTAAATCGTATTCATCTTCAGAAAGATCTTCCCACATACGATTTGTATTTTCGTAACGACCTTCTTCAATCCTACTCACCCAAAAAGTAAAGTCAGCTTTACCAAACATTTTACGAGTTTCTTTTGTCGGACAAACAAAATCAACTATAACTAAAAAACCTTGAGCAGATAAAAGTCTAGCCATTGAACCCATTCTGCGGGCTTGCTCCAAACGGTCTGTAGTTGTGAATCCAAGATCACTGTTAAGATCTGCGCGTACAGCATCTGCGTTTAAATGAATAGCTCCAGTGCGACTAACTAGCTCTTGTGCTAGTGATGTTTTACCTGCGCCCGGCAATCCTACAATTAAAACTATCACAATAAACTCAAAACTCCTAAAATAAAAGAAACAGATATTAAACCAAAAATACTATATAAAAAAAACTTATCTGGGTTCATCTTATGTCGTCGTCTTCAGGGTCTATAGATTGGTTTATAACAGAATCTATTTCATTCTTATATTTAATATAATAATTAGAATCGTTCTTAAACTTCTGTGCTGCTTCTATAAAAACATCATAACCATTACTTGTTCTATGGTTATGGGGATATTTTTTGTCTGATTGTTTAACCTCATTGCCAAAAATGTTTGTTGGAGTGTTATCTTTAAAAGAATTATTTTTTCGTGCTCCAGCGTTGAGCAAATCGACAGTATCATGAGCTTCTTCTAAATCAGAAGCTTTCATTGTAGCTAAATGGCTCCAAGTTAATCCATTGTCGTAAGATCTTAAAATCTTATAAATATATGGATTTTCTTCTAAGTCTGCTACATCGTAATATTGGTCATTGTTTTCTATCAAAACAGAAAAAATTGTTGTTTGTTCGTTTTCAAAAATCATTTTTAATCTCCTAATTCTTTAAGCTTTTTTTTTCTTTCATTCTTTCTTCATCTGGGTTCTTTAACAAATAAACCCCATGAGAAAACTTTGAGAAAAGATCTGGGCGTGATTGGACAAAAGTGTTAGCAGTAGGATAAGACCATTCTACTAAATCGGATACATCTTTTACTTTAACTTTCTTACCTGCGTTGTCTTTGCACCATTGGATAACTTCTTCGTATTTATCTTGGCGCTTAGATTTAAACTTTGGCTTTAAATTTAAAACAATATCTTCTTCTGTAGAAGAAGATAAATCAACTTGTTTATAATTTACCAAAATATCTTTATATACATTGTAACTTATAGAGTACTTAGACAACTCAGCAAAGCTATTAGTTGTCTGTAAAACATAGATAGCTCTTAAGTATTCTGATAAATAAAGCTGTTCTTCTTTAGCTATTTTGGTAACAGCAAACTTGTCTCCACCACAAAGAGTGTCTGCAAGGTGTTGATATTCTTCTTTAAACCATTTGTTTACGTCTCCAGACAATTGAGGCGTAGGATTTTTCATAGAATAAGTAGTCTTTTGTTTAGCGCGCATTGTTCTCCAAATTTTGTGGTTAATAAAAATTATCTGATAGCTTTAAAATTTTTTTTAGTCTAAATAAAGATTACTTAGAAAAATCTTGAACATGAGTCCTAAATGGAGGGCCAGTGTAAGGATCAAATTTAGCAGACACAGCCAAAGCTTTCAAAGCCAAAGACTTAGCTTGTGAAACTGTTTGTATTTTCTTCCCTGCAGTTAAGGCAGTAAGTGCACCAAGGGCATAAGCACTGCCGGAACCCAAAGCATATATTCCGTTGCTATCAGAAGACCAAGCATAGTCTGAATCGACTACGTAAACAGTGCCAGATACAACAGCTAAAATAGTAGAAGCCTGTTCTGCAATGTGCTGCTTGTCTTCATTATTGTCAGGAGAAGCATATCCTTGCTTTTCAAAGCAATCGCGCAAAGCAGGAATAAATTTAACAGTAAAAAATTGGTCTAACTTTTTACCCTTTAATCCAGAAGGAGGAGTAGGAGGAATAAAAGCATGATGTAAAATATTTATAGCTCTTACATCCCCAGCTGCACCTAAAAGGTATTTACCATTTACAGCTACTTTACCGCTGTTTTCCCCTAAAGTAGATATCGTAGCAAAGCCGTCTGATTCCATGGCTGAAATTCTAGAATCAACTGCTACTACAGCAAAACTGTCACCTTGTATTGCAACTATGGTTGTCATAACATTTCTCCTTAGAACCAAGAAATATTATAACAGATTAGAGCTAGAAAAGGTAAGTTTTAGAATATTAAATAAACCAATACTTTGGGTCGGATTCAGGATGTTTAGCAAAAAGAATATCTGCGTTAATACCGTGAACTACTAGGTTATACGAGCACCATGCTATAGCGTCCTGAAGGTCGTAAAAGGGTCCCCACTGGACGTTAGGAGCTCCATATCTAGCGTATTGAACAAAGTATACGTCAGGCTTTTTTTCATCTTTTATAACTTTATTCTTTTTTTTAAAAAGGGTCTTTAAAGTCAACAATTTTATCAGTCCCTTTGGTAAGTAAAGTTTTATCAGATTTTAAATTATTGGGGTGAATACTTCTAACCGCATCGGCTAAAGGTCCGGTGCCGGTAGTATCGTACTCAGTGTTAACCACTTTGCCTTCTTCCATAAAAAGGATAGAACAAGCCATAGAAGAATTTTTGTCTAAAGCTATATGAAGCTCAACTCGTCTTCTACCAGGATGCTTGCTTGGAGGCACATTGTCTTCGCTAAGAGAATCGTCTTCTATTGGAGCAGCCCAACCAGAAGTGATGACAATAATAACATCGTAAAATTCAGTAGAAGTTCTTAGCTTAGCACCTTCTAGAAGACCATAAACATCTTCACTTTTTTCTATCTCATATAATTCGATAGATTGAATTTCACCTTCTAGCTTGTTCAAATCAGCGCCGAGTGCGTAACAGTACTTATCTGTTAAAGATAGTTTTGCTATTTCTTTGTCAATTAATTTTATAATGTCAATATCAACATCATCGTTCATGATATCTCCTTAGCTGAAATTTGTAATGAGCCAAAAACATTTAAAGCAAGATCGTTAACTTCTTTAGCTGTAGAAGTAGAAAAGCTAGTGTTTTTTTTAGGGGCACTGTAGTAGTTGTAATTGTTGTTATATCGATTCTTTTTATTTTTCTTTTTACTCATGTTGCTTTAATTTCTTTAAGTTTCAATAAGTCAGAGTGCGCGTCGGACTTAACAACCAAACCATCATCTGTAGAAGCAAGTAATTGGACACCATGGTATTTGTTTCTTATATTCTTATTAAAATAAGAACCAACAGACTTAGCAGCAACCATTTTTACAAACTCTAATTGTGGGACTTTGTCATAAGCCCAAGCAGAATTAGATTTAAAGTTAACTATTAAAATGGAATCTTTGACGCTATAGGTAGCATGCGTGATAAAAGAACTAGCGTCAACTGAGGTATAAGTAATTGTATTGTCTTTTGTAATTTTATCTTTCACTTCTGCTTCTTTCTGTCTTGATACAATATGTAAGTGCTACGTAATGCGAGCAAACCAATTGCGTAAGCAACTGGCGTTTTGTCTATCAGCAAAATATAGCACGATAGAAAGATTAATATAAAATGATCTATTGAGTTTTCCATAATATCTTTCTATAAAAAAATGTCACAAGAGACCAGTTGAAAGGAGTCCCGAAAAAGACCTGGTCCCTTGTGACAAACTTGTTAAAATAAAATCTAGCAATTAATCCCCAGAGTATCTACCGGGAGGGTAAACATCTTCGGGATTTAGCTGCCCAGAATTCATCATATTTACTACAAAGTCTAGAGATTCTTCTAGGCGTTCTGTAAATGTTTGTTCTGGTGTTTCTGGAATTTCTTCTGGATTTTCTATGTTTTCTATGTTCATAGCGCCTTCGGTATGATTCGAACATACGACCTGCGGATTAGAAGTCCGTTGCTCTATCCAACTGAGCTACGAAGGCAGTGTAATATATTCGTTGATTAAATCGTTGATTAAAATAAAGGTATTAGGGTAATCATATATCTGTTGAGTCGGTTTGTCAATTAGTAAATTTAATTCTAGGATGTTTTTAGAGTCTTCTTCTAAAACTTGATACATAAAACCATTAACCCAATAACAGCCTTCTACAATATAGCCGGGCTTGTCATAAGCTGGGTCTGGATAATTTAGAACAGAAAAATCTAAGTTATCTAACAGTTTAAATCTAAATATATTCATAGGATGAACTGACCAAAAAGAAAGTTCAGAATCTTGTTTTGGGGCTACCTTACCATGAGACAAACAAAACAAGTCAGATAGAACAAGAACTTCAGAATGAGAAAGTTTTTTAGTAGAGTAAGTGCACCAGTTTTGATAAGTGATAAAAAAGTTTAAAAAAGAATAAGATTTTTCTTCGTTCCATTCAGTTTTTAAAGCAGTTATTGATTTAGAAGTACACCCAAACATTTGCTTTATTCAGCTCCACTTTCAAAAAGTTGTATATTCTTGAGCTGCATTTTTACAAACAGCATCTTTTTTTCTATAGCAGTGAGGAATCTTAAAGCACCCATTCTCCACTTATCTTGTTTTTGCATGAGTCCTATTATAACAGACTCTTCAGGATTGTGTAATTTAATTTCTTTAAAAGAAATCTTATCTTTTGCTTTTTGAGAAGCAAGTTGAAATTCAACATCTTTTTTTGTGATTTGCAAAAAGTATAACCAAATGTCTAAGTTTTCTGATAGATACTGTTTTTCCTCTTCGGAAGATTCATTTCTAACGTCTTTTAAAACAATCTGCTTAAAAGCTTCAAAGTTAGGATCATTTTCATTAATTTGTTGAATGTAGTTTTCGTTAGACATAATGTCCTTTTCTATTTATAAATATAATCATGAACATACATCATATCAGATGCAAAGCTGTCTTCTAAATGAGAGCTTGATTTTGATATATGCAGTGGTGAATAGGTAACAAAAATTGGCCAAGAACCAAGCCAATTAGGTTTTGATCTATAATCTTTAATTGTAACTTCTAAACCAAATACAGCTGAAGCAGCAACTGACCCAAGGCAAACTATAGCTTTTGGATTTAGCAATTGAATTTCAGTATGTAAATACGGTGAGCAATTAAATATTTCTTGACTCTCAAATTTTCTTTTAGGATAAGAACACCTATTAACATAGGTTAAGCAAATCTTTTCCGAAGAAAAATTAGAAGACTTTAAAGTATCTAAAAAGAACTCGGCAACTTCTTTGTTGTAGATAGGGTAATCTAATACAAATACTATATCTGGATTTTGATTGTTCCACATAGGAAGAACTGGATTAGGGGTAAAGTTTTTACATTTTCTGCAATTAATTACTTGAGTATGTAAATTCTTAATATCATAAGGAACTTTGTTAGAAAGCAAATCATCTCGTAGCTCTTGCAAAAAAGAATTTAACTCAGAGTGAGCAAACTTGTTCTCTAGCTTGTTAGCCAAAAGTTCAAACAAAGAACTTTCAGCAAACCCCAAATGCATTCCACTTGACGGGAATAGTTTATTACTCCCGTCAAGTGATAAAGCAGATGCGATTAAATCCGTTATTTCTTGTTCGGAATAATCTTCAACGTTCATAATAGTGCTTAGTTTACACTATAGAGTTCGTTAAAACGAATCAGGGATGAACTTTGATTCTGCAGAAGAATCTGATTTTTCTGCTGTTTTAGGGGCAGCTGAACCTACATAAGATACTGATTCTGCAACGATGACAACGCGTGAACGATTGACATCTTCTTGCTGCCAACGTTCTTGGACCAAACGGCCAATAAGCTGGATCTGCGAACCTTTCTTCATCTTCTTGTCTACTATTTGAGTGTGAACAAACTTAGCATTCTTTGAACTAAAGTTGTCTCCATCTTTGAGGTAGTAAACTATGTCAAAATAGCCAGAGCTAGCGCTAGCACCTTTTTCTGAGCCAGCATAATCTATTGCTACGCGAAGCTTTGCTATTTTATCGTTGATTAGTTCTGGGTCAGCTACGACACCAGCTGTGATTGAAACTACGTTTCTTGGATCTATCATTTTATTTGTCTCCTGTTAGTTTGGTATGTTATTATTTATTATTATCATTTTCCGTTAAAACGGTTTGAAAATGATCTATTATATCTTGAAGGTATCGCAAAGATATTTCTAAAGCTTTTACTGGACCGTTAGTAACAGATAAGGTTTGAAATAAATTATTAAACAAATTAAAGATACCTGACTTTAAATCAGTAACTGAATCCGTATGAACGTATTCATTTATTGGGTCTACTAGATCAGCATAGTTGCTGTCATCATATTGATTGTTTTGGTCAGGCATTAGAATTCCTTCTCGATAAGACTTGGTCTATCATTTCAGATACAATCTTAGGATCTTTATATCCTTTATCGTAAAGAATTGATATTATTGGTTTTGGATCTATGTGATTATATGTTATCAGCTGTAAATTGAAAACATCATTCAAAGAGTAAATTCTATAATTATTTAAATCTCTTTTAGATGGAGGGTATTTTTTATTTTTTTCCCTGTTAGCAATTGTTAAAGTAGAAACATTTAAAATATTAGATACGTCTAACCTTGAAAAAGAAGGGTGTTTATTAATTTTATTAAACTTTGCCATTTTAAGTACCTTTTGATAACTTTATCTAAGTATATATAGTATCATAAAAAGATAGTAAAATCAAGTTTAAAAAGGATCTTGAGAAACTTGAGATACAGGAACATTTTCTACACGATGCATATCTTGATTGTTAATTTCTTTAACCATAGTCTGCATATTGTCTATTCGTTGCCTACCTAGTATCCCATCAAGATTACTCAAAAGTTTATTGAGCACTGCTTCAAAAGGCTTATTAGAAAAACGCATAGCATTTCTGTGTTCGTAATAATACTCTTCCCAACCTTGGTCTGAATACTCGTCTTCATCGCAAGAATTCATGTATTCTTCGTGCAACTCATCACGGTCTAAAGAATCACTGTCTGCATATCTTTCAAAAGAAGGAGATGGAAAAGGAGCTAAACAAATTTGATTAAGCGTAAGGTCTTTAACTACAGAGCAATAAGTATCCAAAAGGTTATTTCTAGCTCGAGTTGCAAATAAAGTTTTTGTTTGTTGATGGATATCTACATAAACAGATTGCTGTTGTTCAGATTCAAAAAGTTCTAAAGAATTTTTAAGAATAGGATTTAAATTTCTTTTAAAAGAATCTGTAATTCCAGTATCAGTATTTATTAAACGAGTGTCTTTAAATAGAATAAAGTATTCGTTTAAAGTTTCGTATAAATCTAAGTTCCAACCGCTATTCCAAATAGAGTCATATGCCGAAGCTATTACCCCAGAAATATCTTTTGAATACCTATCGACATCATCAAGGGTAGGATAGAAAGGCCTACACAATTGACCATTGCCAAAGAAGTTAGGAAGAACAGGAGCATAAACTTGTTGATCAAAACCTGTTTTAGAAATGGCATCGCGGGTATAAAACATATAAGTATCTAATAAATTATATTCGTTATTAAATACACAAACATATACTTGCCAAGGCACAGGGATATAGTAGCTGTCAGGTTCATCATCATCGCTTATAGAATCACGGTCAGTTGGATGGTGGCTAATCAATTTACTAGTTGGAGGATTCTCAAAGATTACAATATTTTTTCCCAAAGAAACTAAACCAGGAGGGATAAGGCCACTAGAGTTGTATGATTCAACTCCAATAATACTATTTATTATCTTTTTGTTTTCGCTAGATTCAAAATATAATGTTTCAGTTTGAGCGTGTCCGTAAATAGAATTCTGAGCAAAGCTAATGCAATCCAAAGAATTAGAACGACCCATGTTTCCTACAAAAGTATTAAAAATTTGGTTTCGTTGTTCTTGATTATATTCAAAATAACTATTACCAGAAAAGCAAGTTGCCATAATTTCAAAAGCACTGTTTGTCATAATTTTTCCTCAAAAGTAGCAGATGATTTTTTAGAATCTTCATGCGTGATTATATTATCTAACATTTTATACATATTTTCTTGAAGTATATTGCCACAAGAAGGATACTGTTCACCAGTTATTGGGTCTCTGTCATAACGCAAAATTGTAACGCCTTGTTTGTAAGCATGGTAGTTGGGCTTTACCATCATTTTGCGCAAATGCTCGTCTAGGTCGGTTGAGTTGTAACGGAAAGCACGTGGGTTAATATCGACAGTGACTAAAGAAGATAAAGAAACCATTTGTCGCAAAGAGTGAGCATCAACACAATGCTTGTATAAATAAAGAAGATCTTCTAATGAGTAAACAGACCATATATTTAAAGCGTTAAGATACATTGCAATATAGCTATCTTTGTGCTTGACTGGGGTACACTTTGCCATAGCGTTAGAATATATTTCTAAAGCTTTAGGATCATTCAAGGCTTTAATGCGGTCATAAGATTGAAACATCATAAACATAGGAATGTCAGAACTACTTGGCAATATGTCAGTATTCCAGCCACCATTGTAATAATTGGAAATTAAATAATTAAATAATTCTTTGTAAGAATAAGTGTCGTCTTTAATAGCGTTTTGAACAAACTCACTATTGTATGAAGACTCACTTCCAAAACATATTAGTCCACCGCTAAAAACATTTGGGAAAAGAGAAGGAAAGATATGATCATTTAATGAAGATATAGAAGAATCATTAAAATGAATTGTTATATTAAAATGGCCTTGTTTATTAATGTTCATTTTATAAACAGTCCAAGGAACCCAAACAGTAATAGGCTCAATCTTTTTAGATGATTTTCTGTTAACTTTAGAAGCTTTTACAGGTGTAAAATCTATAGTGTGGCGAAAAGGAGGACGCTCTATAAGAACAGAACCATCTTCTGTAATAAATCTGGTAGCTGTTGGAAATATTTTCTTTAGAACTGACCGGTCATTGTTATTTAATGACTTTTGTATAGATTCAGATTGTTGAACAGTTTCAAAGAAATCAGCAAGCGCGTACTTAGCATATTCAAATTCAAGAGGTTGGTCAGAAGATTTACTGTAAAAGCTAAGAACTTTTAGTAAATGAACTTCTTTGTTTTTAATCAACAAAGTAGAATTCACATAAGCAGGGTTTTCTTCGTTAGTTTCTTTTTCAGGATAAAAGTTAACTGGAATTTTTGGATAAATCTTATTGTTCATTTTAATAAAGCTCCTTAAATTAAGCTCATCAAATAGCTATTTTTTGTTTCGGTAGCATTAGCAAGATGAGAAGATTCAAGAATAGCATTTGCAGTTTCTGATATAAAATTATCAAATACAATTATTGCTTCTTGATCGTACAGCTCAAAATCTGATGTTGATACAGAATCGTGGGTAAACACCAAAGCAGTAGAGTGTTCTGATTTTATAGTATAAACTAAAGATCTATCTGAAAAGTACTCTTTTTGAAGAGTGTACAATATAGAATCTGTTTGGTTTATTTTGTCAATTATTAATTCAGTTTTTAATACTGTAAGATTTTTTTCGTAAAAATTACATTGTGTTTGGTTAGCAAAAACGCAAGGAACGACAGCAGTAACGCTCAATTTAACAACATTTTTATTAGAACAATTGTTAGCGTAGGTGTCGTTAGCGTATTGATAAGTATCAGAATATTGCTTATTTTGAGGATTGCTAAAAGACTTACAAACAGAATAAACAGCAACTTTTTTAGAAAAACTAGCTATTAAATTAGTGTCTATAATGTAAACATACTGATTAGTGTATTCATTATACAAGAAATTCAAAACGCTTAAAGTAAAAGGAATCCGCTGCTTTTGCTCAGCAGTTAAAGAATTAGGGGATGCCTTTTCGTAATGCTGGACGATATCTTTCATGATTGTAGAAAAATTATCTTCTTTTATTGAAGAAATTTGATAAGAATAATCCTGATTCAAATTTTCATTATTATAAAAGACATCAATAGCTTCGCTTTCACGGGAATGATAATAAATATAAGAATACCCAGAAGGGATATCTATATTAGAACCATTCTTTTTATTTGCTTGTTTGTAATCGCAAATGTTAAAAACCCGGTCTCTTTGAATAAATTGAGTTGAATCATCAAGAGAAATTTTGTTATCCATATAATAGTCCTTAAATAGTTGTAATTTTTAATTCCAAGTAACTTTATTGCTCTTAATAAGCTCTTCAGTTAAAAAGTTAAGTTGTTGTTTCAAATTGTTGTTTTCTTCTAAAAGTTGTTCATTTTGTCCATAATAATAATCTAATTCTTTTATATAAGACTTATAAACTTTTTCAATAGTCGCAAGATTAGGGAGTATTGCATTAATAGAATAAACAGATTTCCACTGATAGGAAAATATTTTATGTTCTTCAACAGTTAAAGGAATAGCCATGATTATCAGATAAGAATTACAGTCTATTATCCTATTAAATATAGGAAGATCATCTTTATTCAAAAAGATATTAAATAAAAAATCTTGTTCATATGGAGAATATCCAGCAAGATGTTGAGCTTTATATTCATCAGCAGAAAAAGGATAAATGTAAGTTCTAGTTAAATCTGTTGATAAAACTGGTAAGTTATTTTTAGTAGTTGTATTATCAGTGATAACTTGTTGAAAATATTGACGTAGTTCATCGCTGAAATAATAACCTACAGTAATATTATTTTGTTGTATATTTGGCGATAAATATATTGACTTAAGAGAATCAAAATCATTTAACTTTAAAGAATCAAAAGTAGATTGATTAATCTTTACAAGTTGATTATGATTTACTATTGTGTCAATATGTTTTTTATTAAATTTACTTAAAGGTAATATAACTTGAGAAGACATGTGTTCCTAACTTAAAGATTGTTTTTCAAAATGGCTAAAAGAAATAGCATCATTTTTTAAATGGTTTATTAAAGAATCATCAGAAATAAAAAACAAAGAAAATATATCTGGACTAACTTTTTGGACTAAAGGGTATATTTGATTAATATAATACAAATTATTAGATATCATTTTATGACTGTTGTCATTTAAAAACAATATCGATATACCATTATTCGGTAAAGTTAGATAGCTGTTCGCTAGCCAAGCTCTCAATGGCTGACGAAATTCCTGGATCACTTGAGCCCAAGAGGTCATTAGCTCCTTCTTTCATTATCTCTAGCATTTGTTTGCGAGACTTGTTTATAGTATCGTGAAATGCCTTCTTAGATTCTTCAGAAGAAAAAGCCATTTGCGCTATCAATGCATCCATAAAAACAGCTTGTTCGCCAAAACCAATTACAAGAGTAGCAATTTGTTTTTCAAAATTTTCCAAGTACTTTTCAAACTCTTGCAATCTACCTTCTAAAGTAGAAGCCAAAGTCATCAAAACCTGTTCTACTTGGTCTTTGTAATCAATGTCTTGAATGTGCTTGTTAAGCAAGTCTTCGTCAAGAGAGTAGGCATCGCCTAGTTCTTCGTATTCGGTCATTGTTCATACCAATCTGAGTTGTTTGCTACGTAAGCTGCTAAAGATAAATCTAAAAGATATGATATAGAACATATATCTTGTCTTGTAACTTTAATAAAATCAACAGATATAGGTGATTTTAAATCTGGTATGAAAGCTCCACTTTCAGACTTGCGTGCTGCAAAATGGCCACACTTCCAAGCAAAAGCGTTAGGATCAAAAGAATCACCATTTTGCCAATAGTGGGACTTAAAGATTCTACTAACAGGCTTACCATTAATCTCAGAACCACCGTAAGAAGAGAATCCTTCAGGAGAAGGAATACCAGTTCTTTCATTGGCTGGATAATTGGTAATTGCAGTTCCGTTTGCTATTGACTTTAGATAAGCTGCAAAATCAAAAGCGTCAAGATAAACATTAGTAGAACTAATTAACTTGCCTTCTGGAGCAGTTTTACCAATATCAATTTTAAATTTCATTCCTTCAAACCAAGGCTTAATAGCTAAGAAGCCACTGCTCGTTTTTGAACGAAACCATTTTTTGTAGAGTTCAGTGGTAAACTGCTTTGGTGGAATTGGATTAAGTTCATCTGAACCTTCTTGATCAATTCCATTTAAAAATTCTTTTACATCAAAATTAGACATTTGTTTCTCCTGTTACCAACTAGATTTTTGAGGCGTAGGTTTAGCTGTACCTCTAGAAGTGTAATTACCAGAAATAACTTTAGAGGCATCTTCTAGTTGAGAAGATGAAGCAAAGTCCCATTGTTCAATAGCGGACTTGTACAATCCTATAATAGAATCTCTATTCTTATTCCAAAGTATATTACGCATCTTTGGTGCTTTTATAAGTATATCATTAGTATTTAAAGTTCGCAATTCAGAAGAAACAACATAGAAGTTAGTTTCTTTAATTAAAGACTTTATTTCTGCACCGGTAAATCCAGTAGTAGATTCAGCAAGAGCGTCAAGATCCCAATTGTGATCAGTTTGAATATTAGAAAGATGTATTTTAATTATTTCTTTACGCTCTGATTGTGAAGGTAAACCAACAAATATAATCTTGTCAAAACGTTCTGCTCTAAGCATTTCTGGTTTTAGATTTTCAATCTGGTTTGCTGCACAAATAAGAAAAACATTTTCAGGAAGTTCTTGAAGACCAGTTAGAAATTCACCGTGAACTCTGTCGGTAGTACCACCATCTACATGGGAAGAACTTTGACCGCCTGACATATCACGACCAAACTCATCGATCCAAACACACAAAGGAGCCATAACTTTAATCTGGTTAAAGACAGCTCTCATGTTGGCTTCTGATTGACCAACAAAAGAATTCATAACTTGGCTGACTCCAGTTCTAGCCAAATCAAGACCTAATTCATGAGCAGTAGCTTCACAAATAGCAGACTTGCCAGTACCTGGAACTCCAACCATTAGTATTCTTCTAATAGGCTGAACACCAAATTTCTTAGCTTCTTCTGGGTTATTCCACAACCATACATTCTTCTTGATAATATCTTTAGCATTATCTAATCCACCGATATTATCAAATGTCATTTTAGGTTTAATGATTTCTAAAATTCCACTCTGTTTTATTTTAGACATTTTAGTGTCATAAATATACTTAGAAGATATTACTTTGTTTTTAATAATAGAAAGTAAACAAAGATTAATAAAAACAGACTCAGATAAACCTAATGCACTGCGAGCAATATCTTGTGCGGTACCATCTTCTACAAACAAATTGTCGCTTATGGTAGCAAAGTGGTTCAAAATTTCAAGCATTTCTCCTATAGATAAAGGCTCAGAATTATTGATACTAAAAATAGAAGCATACTCTTCCGGGCAATCAAAACTTGAAATAAATATATTTTGCATTGGCAGAAGGGTTACATCATCTGCAAAGAAAGAGTTCCTATAAAAGTGGTTGAATGAAGACATAACTGGGCCGTATGCTTCAAGAAAGCTTTTTGGATCAGTATAAAAGCTATGAATAAAAGCAATTGAAGACATACTTTCGTTGGTCTTCTTCAAGTGCTGGTAAGCAACAACAAAATCGTATGTTGTGTCTTGAGTAATGCTTCCATCGTCTGGATTAGGAAAATCTACTAATACTGGTTTCCAGGTTTTATCTACTAATTTGGAAAAACCTAAATTTGGAATAATGCTATAAAAATCTCTAATTTTAGAATTAATTACAAAGTCATTAATCCTGTCAATATCTTCTGTTTTAATCCACAATAGTGGAGTTCCTAATTTAATTTGTTCGAGTATCATATATTCCATTCATAAAGGGTATAAGTGGGGGGACATCCAGAGGATTTAATAAAGCATTGTTATCTTTAAAATCCCCCCACGATCTTTTAAATTTAGAGACTACCTTTTTCACCAGCACGGCGGTGGAACTCAAGGTTGTCATTCTGCTGGACAACGTAGTCTTCGTCCATCTTGTCCTTACCCTTGTAAGCTGTAGCGTCAGAAGGAATTCCCCACAGTTTAGAAAACTGTTCACGAATTTCTTTGATGCTCTTTCCAGCAACAGGGCTAGCTTGTGAGTAAACGCCAAAACGGACGTTTGCTACACCCCCTGATGCGTTTTCATTGTTGTTGCTATTAATTTGCATTGTTATTCTCCTTGTTGGGATTATTTATATATTGGCATTAACTTTTACAGGTGAACGATCATATGGTTCAGCTTTACCTACACCTAAGTCAAAGTATATCTCTGCTTCTGTAGGGCTTTCTGAATTAACTATCGTTTTCTGTACACGACCGAGCAAGAACGAAGCAACTGCCATGTTTGTTGCAAGCAATTGCGTTCCTCCTTCTATCTCTGATCTTTCTTGACAGGATAATTCTCCTGGGTTTTTATCTGGTGGATTTTCGTATTCAGGATGGAAGTTAACTGGATGTTCAGTAACGTCTTCTCCATTCCTACGCTGATAATGATAAATGCTGCCAAACAAATCATCATCGTTTCCGCCAGTAAAAATGTCTATGTTTGCTATAGAAGTTGCTGCGTCAAAAATAATTTTCCTAGCAGCAAAGTTATCTACTACAGCAAAAACAACGTCTCCTTCAGCAATTAAATCTGAAGCTTTAATTTTAGGAGAATCGCTATCTGCAACGCCTTCATAGTTTTCGCCTACTATCCACTTTGGTACAGGGATAATAGTGGTGTTGTTAAATTGAACAGAAAGCTCATATGCTTTAACACTGGCTTTATTGCCAATTTTTGTAAAGTCTTGACGTTCTTTGTTCTTTTCTTCATAGGTGTCACCATCGACTATAATCAATGCAGAGCCGGGGAACTTCCACTCTAGTAGCCGCACTAAACCAGCAGCTAACCAAGTACCAATTCCACCAGCACCGATGAGTATAAACCGATGTTGTTTTGTTTCATTTTGATCTGACATTTTTTTCCAATCTTTTAATTTAATCTAGATATCTATCGTTATCGTACGCATAAAGAGAATCATACGCAACGAAGTCTTTGCATGTTTCAATAAAAGGACTAGATGGATCTTCTCCAGTTTTAGCCCAATCAATTATTAAATTCCTATATGGAGTACATGTAGGTTGTAAATAATTTTGACAAGCACTACAGTTAGAGCTGTCGTCATACACAAATAATTGAGGAAACTTAAGTTCAAAATCATACATGTCGTCAACAGTAACTGTCGGATTGCAAGGGCAACTTTCAGCTATTGAATCTATATGAGTATTGCAACAAAGAGTATATTCAGCATAAGCGTTCCAAGGGTTATCATAATCATCATTTAAAGCGCTTGCTGTAATTTGTTTTGCAATACTTTCTTCTGTAACTTTTTCTCCATAAATATGAAGAAACATAAACTCCATGTTAACATCTTTGCACATGTAATAAATATCGGTAAATGCAGGACGTGCACCATAGGTTTTGTAAGTAGTTTCATTGTTTATTTCATAAGCGTAGGTAACTAGTTCGATAATTTCTTGTACTGTGTCACCAGGAGTAGCTATATAATTGTTGCATCCCCCGCAAACGCAATTAGAAAGATCAACATTTGATACTTCCCAATCACAAAGTGGACATTTAGGATCTATAGATTTATCATCTACTTCTACAACAAGAACAGCATCTTTGGGGATATCAAGATCTGTGATCTTTCTAGTTACCCCACCAGCTGTAGTCGTCGCCATAGTTGGAGAACTTGCTATAGTTGGCTGAGTTAGAGGCTGGTACTGCTGTCCCTTGGTAACCCCCGTAGCCGAATACGGGGGCAGTGCTTTTTTTGAGACATTTTGAGCCCATTCTATTACTTCAGGATCAGGATCTTTTACTGTTCGATCTAGATCAAAAACATCTTCAATGTCTAGAACAAAAGCAGTTCCTGCCATTTGCATTTCTGCGTAATATTGAGTAGCACCATTATTAACATTCTTTTGCCATCCATAAGTAATATGGATACCATCAAAGTCTGCTTGATCTTCATGGTCTGTACCAGAAGCATAAGCTGCCATTCCAGGATGAGAATGAACTGATCCAACAATAGAAAGATGATATGGCTTTATAGCTACAATAGAATCTGGGTCATACTTGCAGTGAACTGAAGTATTCTCTTGTTCTGGAACTAAAATACCCCAAGAATCAGATGAATCTGGATTAGCAGAATCAAAAGTCAAAAGGACAATTGATTCAGTGCCGAGCTGAGCTTCTACTAATCTAAAGAATTCATCAAGTTTGTTGACGATACTCATAGGAATTGGAGGAAGAGAATATATAGCTTGCGGCTCTAAGCCAACATAAGTCCCATCTAATGAATCTTTAGAAACTGAAATAGTTCTTCCGATCATATTTTTAACAACTTTAAATATAACTGCTTCACGAGATTCTTCAGTGTATTTAGTTGTTGTAGCAGGGACTTGAGTACCATTGGTCCAAGTAGCTGGCTTAGTTTGAGTATATTCTTTAAAAGTAGATTTATCAGATATTAAATAATAAATATTAATACCTAAATTTTCTATAATATCACAAATGTTTTCTTTGTTCCCAAGGAAACAAGGAGAACCATTTGGAAGCCAGAAATAATCTAAATCTTCTAAAGTATATACTTTTTCTTCTGTTATTTCATTTTTTTTGGACATAATATCCTTCTTTATAATTGTGTTTGTTCTTGATTAAGGGCTTTTGAAATTAAACTAGTAAGAGATTCATAATGTTGAAAATCAAACTTACTAGGATCATAATTGTAAGACATAGATTCTTGATCAAAGCATACGCACGAAGCGCAAACGTTTTGACAGGATGGAACAGTATTGAGAGTCTTTTCGACATTATTATAATTTGCAATTAAAGCTAAAGGATCAAAAGGATCTTTAAGAGTTATCATTGTAAATGAATCTATATCTTTAATGGATTCAGGAGAAACAATTTGTTCATAACCAAAAGGTTCACCATGTCTTAATTTTCCACAAGGACAAACAATTGAAGCTGCTTTAACAGAGCAATCGTTGTGCATGTGAGCTGTTTTGACTTGAGAAGTGTCTTGATCAATAAAAGATATAGAGTTTACATAAGAGCTATATTGGCTTCCCATTGGAAGTGGTTTAGTGCAAACTGCACAATCTGCTTGAATAAGCTGTGCAGAATATTCATAGCATTGTGTACAAGAATCATACTCTTGGGTTTCAGAATTCAAAAATACCATAAAGGTATTAGTAGCGTTTTTGCTGTAATGAACTTGACCACATCCTGTGCAATGAATTATGTTAGGACCATTACCATCAACCCACATATCTATTTCTTCTAGATATACAGCATTCCCTGTTTGCATAGAAATATCTTTACCAACATTTTCGCAGTAAACATATTCTTCATTATAACAATCTTGGCAAAGAACGCCATCATCAACAACGGTGTGGTTATCATCGTTGTAACTAAAATACTCTTCACAATGGATGCATAAGAATTGCTCATCTTCATCGTGTTCTTCGTTATCGCTGTTACCGTTACCATTAGGATTAGATGAAAGAGCATGAGTATCACGAACTTTTTGGACATAAGTATATGGATCTAGATTATCAGGTTTTGGTTCTTTTAATCTAGAAAGTTCATAAGACTTTTTAACTAAAGTAAAAACATAATCTTCATCAAATGTTTTATCTTTTCGAGCTATTTTGTTTACTGGCTTAGTTTTAATGTTATCTGTGTAATAAGCTTGATAGTCACCAGTCAAAGCCATTCCCAAAGTTAAAGGAATGCCATCTTCGTAATGTTTATCTTGATGATCTTGATCTTGAACTAGAACTGGTATCCAAGTTCCTTCATTCAAAGTCCACAAAAATCCTTCTTCAGTAGTTTTCTGTTCCCATTCAACTGGGTTAGACAAATAGCTAGGCTTTTTATTCATAGCATAAAAGCGAGGTCCATCTGTTTCGCTCATATTGCGATCATTGTAAGCTTCATCACCAGAACATCTTTCAATTAATCTTGCAACTTTTTCTCCAAGAGGAATATTGCTCCAATCAGAAGTATGATACAAGCACACCCAGCCAACTGCGTTGCCCCTGTAGCCTCTACAGTTCATGTTTGGAAGATTAGTATGATAAAGTTCTTGAGAAGGAGATGTTATAGGATTGTAAGAATAAAATATTCTAGCACCATAAAAGTTACCGTCTAGTATATCTCCAATATATATCTTGTAAGGTTGAGCCAAAAAGTATGTTTGGACTCTGCCACCTTCTGATTCACCCCATAAGATTCTAGAAACGGCAGGAGCTGTTTGAACTACAATTTGTGCGTGGTTACCCGCTTGCCGGTAAGCCAAAAGGCCAGTTCCGTCAAGAGGCAACAAGCCAGTATCAAAGTGAGCATATTTTGAAAAATTAGTGAAAAAAGATGAAAGATCTTTATCAGTAACATGGTCAAGATTCATAGATTTTACAGTGCTGCGAACTGCAACATATTTATCTTGATCTTGGATTAAGGAATATTCTATCATTATTAATTTCTCCTATGACAATAAGTTTGATATTGTAGAATCAATATCGCCTTGAAAATCTCCAAAAGCAGCAGCGAACCAATTTGGTTCTTTCTCAGCAAGTTCTATAACTTTAAGCTTTTGTGTTAAAGCATCGTGGTGCTCGATAATATCGGCAACTCTATCTAGTGCTTTAGCAAGTTTCTTCAACTCTTTACGGGAATGAGTAATGTTCAGAATTGGTTTGATAATAGGAATGTCTTCTATTGTAAAGTGCTCGACAATCCGATCAATTCTTTCTGATAACATATCAACTTTTTCAGAAATATCTTTCTTAGCTTCTAAAGCAAGTTTCAAAGAGAAAGTAAAAGACGTCATGTCTTTATCATATTCGTCAGCCATTATTAATTTCTCCTAGATTTTGTTTTTTTCAATTGGTTTAAATAATCTTTTAGTTCTAAAAAAGACCAAAAAGCAGTTGTTGCGCTAACTGTTATTCTTGTGATTAGCTTTACAACATAAGATTGATCAAATGATGGAGTGGCAGAGATGCCATGTATATCAAAATGTGTTTCAGAAATAAAGAGTTCAATTTTTTGTTTTATGTCGTTATTTTGTTTCTTCAATGTTATCCCCTAAATTTAATTGATTAACAATAGAAGCAAATATATAATCAACATTATTTTGTTCATCATAGCTTTGGTTTATTTTGCTTAACTTAGAAGATTGAATTTTAGAGAATATTCCTAAAACAGACAAAAATATTATTAAAGGCATTACGTTAACCTTTCTTAAACAGTCTATATTTTTTGCCATCAGAACCAAAGTAATTTATAAGAATCTCAAAAAGAATCATAAAAATTATTGTTGATGGATTAAAATAATTAAAATATATATTTAACAATAACATTATAAATAAAGTAAAAGAACCAGCAATCATTCCAGATATAGCAACAGAAGATCTGTATTCATCAGAAAGATTTTGGGATCTTACCATTCCTATAATAAAGAATGGTAGTGGTATAAATAAAGGAAAAGAAGTTTTTGCTCCAGAAGATTTGGAATATATATAATGGGCAAACTCATGAGACAAAACTGAGAATATAACTAAAAGTACTATATCTATTCCAAAGAAAAGATAATTGACTTGAGCAGCAGCAACAGCAGTGATAATAGTGTATATTAAATTAAGTTGTGATCTAGAATCTGTCTTTAATAAAAAATAATTATTAAAAACATTAGCTTTAGTTTGAAATATTTTTTGATATGATGCTTTTAACATAATCTCTTGTAACATAAGATTTAATTTGAGCCTGCATAAAGTCCTCGTGTCCCATGTAACCATCATCATCCATGTCTGGTGCTGGATTAATTAAATTAGGATTAACAGGCAAATTGATTTCTTTCCCTAGTGCAGCATAAACGAGTCGTTCTTTAGCATTAACGTTTAATAAAATATTAAGCATTGTCTTAAAGAAAACATGAATGTACATAGTATCAATTTCAACGTTTATAAATTTGCTAAGTTCCTTAAAATCATTGTTGTCGATGTCAGACATAGCTGTTACAACTTGGATGATTGTGTGTCTTTGAGAAAGTTGAGACTCTAATTGATAAAAATAGAAAGTCTTAGAATAAAGACCATCAGTTAATTTATCTAGAGTAACATGAGTAGCTTTAGTAAAAGCTGAAACCTTAGCAGTGTCTAACCAGTTACCGGTAGCTTCAAACAATGAAATAGCTATCTTAGCTCTTACATTATCTGTTTTAACATCTGTGATAAAATCTTTAGCGTCGAGATCTATATTGTGTTCATTCCGCATATGGTTAGTGAACGTGTTAGCAATATGCTCGTTGTCTGATTGGTTAGAATCATCATTAAAAATATCATCGTCATTATTATTCAAAAGATAATCGTCGTATGACATGTTTATATTCCTTTAAAATTAGTATAGAAGTGACCAAAACTTTTGTATGATTTACGGTTTTGTTTTTAATAGTTTAGAAAAAAAACAGCTTAAGAGTTAAAACTTATTAAATTCTTCCGAATTGCTTCTTAGTATAATCAAAGAAGCAAGAAGATCGTTTTGAAGATTCCTAAGTTTTAATAATAAATCGACAAAGTCAGGATTAGATACATTGGAAGCAATGTACTTGTTGCATATATCAACTATAGATTGAGAAAAAGATTCAATTAATACAAAAATACTAGTAAGATCAGAGATAGAACTTTTAGGAAGAAGTTTAATCTGTTCGTAAGTATTAATAGAAGTTTGGACTAAACTAGATATAGATTCAGAAGTAGATTCTATATTGTTTTTTTCTTCTTTTATAGACTCATTTATTTGTTTAATAAGTTGGCTATAATTTTTCATAGAAGCTCCTTAATTTTGTTAGTAGGGCGGGTGGGGATTGAACCCACGTGGACCGACTAACCTTTCAACACTTTATAAGAGTGAGGGTATACCGCCCTGTATGTTACAGGGTAGGTATTCGAGTTGAAAGGCTGGAAAATAATAACATGATTGTTAACTTTCTTGATTAAGAAGATCGTTTATTATATCATAATTTGGAAGATTTTGTATTTTAGTTTTTGATCTAGAATAATTGCTAGAACCAATCATAAATTTAACATTTTTAGAATACCTATTAAAGAATACAGAAACGTCTTGATTTAAAGGATATTCATTTTGAGTCATACTGTCAGCAATAGGATGCTCCATAATTATAATTGGGGCAGAACCACCCAAGATAGCTAAACACCAATGAGTGGCGTTAGCGGGCACCCTGATGCCGTATGCGGAAGCTTTGACACCATAGAAGCCTAAAGCAGTTCCTGATTTATTTGTTGCTTCTGTAATTGATTTAAAGTATAAAACTTCCTTTACAGATTCTGAATTAAAATTGTAAAATATTAAATAAGAATTTTCCCAGTTAGAAGGAAATGCTATATTGGTAGTTTTATTTCTTGTAGATTTCATTTGATTTAAACTCCATATTTGGATTGTAGATAGGTGGTATCTAATTTAAAGATACTAGTAGTTAAGCTGTTCACTTAATAAGATAGTGTGATACTATACAGGCATGATAATAGCACTTATAATTTTAACAACAATAATAATTTTGATTCACAAGGGCTTGATGAAAGCAGTAGAATCATATGAATATGGATACGACAATATAGAGTACAAGCAAATGCACGCTGTAATGTATTGGGACAGAATTAAAGATCCTGATCATCTGGTAAAACATGGACGATAGATTTTAAAGCGCTGATATAACCATCCCAATATCTATAGGAATGTTCATCATTTTCAGGAACTTCTTTTTGACGTTGCTCAGCGTGTTCTATATTACGATATACTAGAGTCTTGAGCAATTTCATTAGTTCCGTCCATTGATTCAAAGTATTGAACCATATCAGAATAAACTGATTGCCAATCAGGATCTATCTTAACTATAAAAGTTTCAAGTTCATCAAAGAGCTTATCTTTTAAACCTAGTTGAGAAAGTTCATAAAACATTTCGAAAAACTTTGTATCTGTAACGCTGAAAAGATGATCTTTTTTTGTTAGAGGACTAGTAATGCGAATGTTTTGAGCTTTGTACATAGGAGTAAGAATATTGTAATGAGAAGTAATTGCTGATTGAATAGCAATTTCTTCTGGTGTACGGTTATCTTTAACCGCTACTTTGTTTTGGTTTTTAAGAGGTGGCATAAAAAGCCTTTCTATATTGAATTATAAAAGTATACTAACATATTCTAAAACCGCCAGAGTATAATAGAAACTCTGCAAATTCAATTACATTTTCTTCGCTAAATGGATAATTAGCAGCCCAAGTTTTTGTCTTACCTAAACCATTACAAGCATTGCATACTTTTTGAATGGGTTCATCAGTAGGATTATTAGAGGAGTTTGCTTCCCAAGTTCTTTGACCAGTGGTAGAACAATATTCACAGTCTTCCATAGGGAGTGCTTCAATAGCTTCTGTGTATTCTTTTTCGTATTGTTTGACTTGACCAGATTTAATATTAGCTTTTATTTTTTTAGCTAACATAACAGAATGCTTTTTGCCAAGTCCATCGCCATCATTGGTATGAGCGTTTGGAACAAGTTTAGCTATTTCAGGGAAAGTGTCTTCAACATACATCCAAAGTGGTCGCCACCACCAAACATTGTTTCTAAAGTATTCGCCTTTTTCGTTTTCAGGATTACGTCCATATACGTCCATACCCATAATGTTATCTCCTAATTTTTAAATTCTTTCATATAATATTCAGTTGAGCCGTTTTGATTATAAGTTTCAAAACTAATAATTTGATTACAACGACCGCAAGTTAAACCTCTAGAATCTTCGTCTTCCCAATATAAGGCATCTGGGTTATCTGGGTCAGCACAATATTGTTTAGAACAATCAAGCAAGTTAGAAGGTTTATTAAATAAAGATTTAAAAAAGTATATTACTTTAGTTATCATATTTTTTTAGCACCTTTAAAGGAGAAGTAAAAATAAGAAATAATAGCTACAAAAAAGATTCTCATAAAATAAGATTCTTTAAGAGCAATAGATATTAAGTCAAAATAATTAGAGAGCATTAATTACATTTCTAGCTAAATTAACACGAGTGTTAGGTGGAGCAATTATTTTAATATTAGGATCTGCTAATACTTCGTACCAACCGGATTCATTCCAAGTAATATCAGTAACTAAATGCAAAGTAGCATTTTTGTTATTACCTAAATAAATTACATCGTTTACTTTAAGATTATTTATAGCTATAGAATGTCCATAATAGTTTTCAGGATTAAGAGGAAGTTCTATGGTTTGAAGTTTCATGGTTTCCTTTAGTAGTTTTTAAAAGCAAGTATCACAAGTGCAATGGTTATGATTGCCTGATCGGCAGTTAGGGGAAGCTGTGTGAGAGGGGAAAAAGCCAGTAGGCTTATCGTATTCTAAATCACAATAAGTGCATTCCCCTTTAGGCATCTGTTTGATATAAGGTTGTTGTTCAGGTTGGGCTGTGTTCATCTTATGGCCTGCCACCATCTATCTTCAAGATCAGAATCTTCTATAGTTGGTTCAGGACCAAAGTATTTAGTAAGAATAGCTACAGCGTCTTCTTCAGTTTCGCCATGATCATTTACTTCGTGGTGCATATAAAAATAAGTATAACCACCATTTTCATCTTTGTCGTTCCATTTTGGTTGAGTCATTATTTTTTCTCCTTTATGCAATAGGTGTAGTGGGCCGAGTGGGGATCGAACCCACGGCCAAGGGATTATGAGTCCCCTGCTCTAACCACTGAGCTACCGGCCCTTAGATTAGTTATTGTAATTGGGCAATGAGTCTATAGCAAAGTCTAATGCTGCTTCATAGCCTTCCCAATAATAAGTGTTTTCAGCATCGCTGGAATCTTCTGCTGCTACTCTAAGTTCTTGAGCTTCGCCTGCTTTTGTAGATAATAACATTGCATAATCATGCAAACCATCAAAAGCATTTGATACATTAGTATTAGGTATCATTCTTTCGCGAATTGTGTCATACAATCCGCTTTGGATATCTTCATAAAGATCTATAGCAATATCGGGGTTGCCTAAATCTGTAGCAAGTGCGATAGCTGTTTTTCTCCAGTTATCGGCAATTTTTTTGAATTTTTGAATATCAAAGTCTGGCTGAAGATTGGCTAACGGAGTTTTATCAACTACAGTATAGTTCTTATGGAATAATGCACTTTCAGCCCATAAGGGGTCAAGCGTCTTATGCCATCCAGTTTCGGATTTCATTAAGACACCAGGATTGCCAGTAACTTCGCAAGTAACTGCTGCAATGTTTTCATACTTTTTAATTACTGAATTAATTTGTGCAAACAATTCAGGGTTGTCTGGTTGTGATGATTGACAATAATAGCGCAATCCACCAAACTTTTGTTTAACTTGAAGAATAATATAATCTGGATCGATAGATGATAATTCTTTATCACAATCTAAAACAATTTGATACCAGCCTTCATCAACATCTATAGATTGATAATAGCCTGGAGCAAATTTTTTTGTTAAGTTTTTTATTTGAATTGATAACTCATTCATCTTAATCCTTAATTAATTTTATAGTTATTCTTCAAAATCAAAATAATTGAGATCTTGTATTTCAGCTTTTGCAACTTTTTGTTCCCACTCATCTACTGCTTGAGTAATAAGAGCATCTAATTTAATTTGAAAATTCATTAACGTGCTAATGCGAAGTTGAGAATAAGGATCATCAATTTCGTTTTCAAATCCTGTAGTAATTATGTTCATAATTTTAGCGCTAATTGCTTTGTGGACTTCAAGCATTTGGTCGTAAGTCATTAATACGTTTGCTGTAAAATCACTAGGTAAATGTTGCATAAAAGTTAAAGTTTTCCTGCTCCAGGAAAGTAAGTTTTAATCTTAGCTGATTCAAACATAACTGAAGGTTGATCTTCTTTTTCGTATTCAGCACCAATTGACAGTAATTCATCAATTTCTTCTTGCAGTAAAGTAACTGCTAAAGCATCGTTTTGAAATTCACCTGGAATGTCAGCGTGGATTTCAATAGTAAATTTAACTTTCATTGTGTTTCCTTTTTAGTAATAGTTTCTATCCGAGGCATATCACTGTATGACATTATCGGACAAAAACTAAACTTTAGATAAATTAGTTTCTTGGAATAGCATAATTTCTAAACGGATATCTAATAATAGATCCGTCATTTCAGAAGAAGAAACAAGGTTTCTTGAAGAAATTTCAGAAATTGCTTTGTCGACTAAAGAAGTAGCTATAGATAAATGATTCTTTTGCATGTTATTATTCCCCTTTAGTACTTATAGTAAAGCTTATACTGGTTTAACGTTTTTAGCTTCAAGACCTTTTTGGCCTTGACCAATCTCAAATTCTACTTCTTGACCAGCAGCCAGTGAGCGTCTGCCGGTTCCTTCAATATTTGAGAAGTGGACAAAGATATCTTCGCCATTTTCAACGGCAATAAAGCCAAAGCCTTTTTCGTCGTTAAAAAATTTTACTGTACCATAATTCATGTTTGGTTGTTCTTTTCTGTGTTGTTTTTTGTATTATATATTAGAGTTAAATCATTCTGAGCCATGAGATGGCATAGTTGCTTTGCGAGCAGATTGAACCATTTCTTGAATTTCTTTATCTTCTTCGTTTATTCCGATAAGAGTAAAAGTACCCCATAGGGCACCGATAAAAATGATTACGTAAAGGAGCATGGAATTTCTTTCATTAAAAAATTTTGATAGTTTTTATTCGTACATATCTATATCATAAGGGTGATCTGATATAGCTTTATATTTTAAATAAAGCATAAATGCAGATACAGTAGTTATTAGAAATAAGACAAGCTTTTTCATGTTAATCCTTAGATGAATTAAGTTTATTGATTCTTCTACGGACTGTTGGGTTGGATATCTTATATCCAGAAGTATATCGTTCTTCTTCAGATTCTCCACCCCAAAACCCATATTCTGAATGGGTACGAGCATGCGTTCTACATTGAGTTAAGACAGGGCAAACATCGCAAAGCTTTTTAGCTTCTTGTTCTCTTTTTATTTTAGCAGTAGTTCTTTCGTTGTACGAACCAAAAAAAAGATCAGATTTGTTTTTACAAATTGCTCGATCTTGCCAAGATAAATTCATAAATTCAGGGTTTTTATCTATAGTCATTTGAATCCATAAATCTTCCTTTATATAAGAATAACAAATTTAGATTTATATTATAGTATGTGGTGCCCAAGACCGGACTCGAACCGGTACGATTGTTTGACTAATCGAGGGGGTTTAAGCCCCTTGCGTCTACCTATTCCGCCACTTGGGCATAGGAATAGTTAAGCACCCACATTTTCTGAATGATTTACAGTATCATTCAATTGTATCATATTGATAGTTTCTAGCATTTCAGAAACCCAAGCAGACATGCTGCTAATTTCCTGTTCTGATAATTTAGTTTCTTGTAAGTTGTTAGTTTTGAGAGCGCGTTGAATATTGTTTAAGTAAACGGTATGTTCAACTTTGTCTCCAATGATAATTCCTATCATAGTATAACCTTTCGTTGTTATGGTTTTTCTGCATTTGTATAAGGCAGATATGGTATTTTCAATACATAAGTGATGTAATCAATTGGTATTGAATGATGTTTATAGTCTATTTTTTTATTGTGGTCAAGTGAACCAAACAATAAAACAGGGCCAAGAACACGGGCATTAATTTCATATATTTTAAAATTATTTCTAAAATAATAAGAAGCTAAATAGTTTATTGGCAAAGATTTGTCAAATGCTTTAGCATCAACTAAAGCATGGGCGTATTTATCTAATTGTATATATTCGTAAAGACCTTCTTTAAAAACATATGAGATAAGTTGATCTGGACTATTGTACATAACTTCAGGCGTAGTGCCTGCAGGGATGTACAGTGTTCTAGTTTTTGTAAGGGTTCCGATATAAATCAGGAGTTAAAGTTGGATGTATCATATATCGAGGATCTGAAACATCTATATTATTCATTTTGTTACTCCAATATATTGGGTATATCTACTCATGACATTGTTAGAAGAAACTGCGTTTGCTCTACAATATTTTACCATAGTAGAATCAGAAATGAATTGATAGTTTAACAAATTTCCTGAAGTATATGGAAACGAAACTTGATAAGTTATATCAGTTGAATCGTCGTAAGCGTAACAGTATACATTAATAGATGATGGTTTAGCGTTATTATAAGTATAATATCTTAAAGTTATTCCAAAGGTAGAAGAATTGATTTGAACAATTCTATTAATAGAAGGAGGATTGATATAGGTTGTAACAACTGTAGTAGTTGGAGATGGTACTGTTGTTGTAGTGACTACTGGAGATGTTGTACTAGTTACAGGTAAGCTAGTAGTAGTTGTTGATTGTGATGGAATAGTAGTTGTAGGGCTAGGTGCAACAGTCGTAGAGGTTGTAACAACAGGTGGTGTAGTGGTAGTAGTGGTTTGAGGAATTGTAGTAGTTACAGGAGGTGCAACATAATTTGGATCAAATATTTTTTTAAAATCAATTCTTTTAGTAATGATACTGCTGTACTCATCGAGTGCTGGTACAGAAGCAGATTGGAAATCAGAAGTTACTTTAGAAACTGTTTGAAGTCCAAACTTAGAACGATATACGGCGTAAGCTCCAGCAACGTGTGGAGCAGCCATAGATGTCCCAGAAGCAGTGGCATAAGCTCCCATAAGCTTAGAGGATTTGATAGTTAATCCTGGGGCAGACAAAGTTGTATACTGAGATACATTAGAGAACTCAGTAACTTTGTCAGTCCAGCTTGAAGTAGCAGCAACACTTACAGAATCGCTGATACAAGCAGGAGCGCTCATACCAACAGCATAAGAATTACCACTAGCTACAACAGTAGCAATGTTTTTAGATTTTAAGTTTTTAATAGCTGTAGTCATAGCAGGAATATAATCGTCGCAAGTAGCTTTAAATATTCTTGAACTGCCAAGTGACATATTAACAGAAGCAATATTATAAGTATCAGCTATTGAATAAACATATTCTAAAGCTTTAATAATGCTTTCATCGTAAGCTCCACCATAAGGATCAAAAACATTAATAGCAATGATTTTTACTTTTGGTGCAACACCACGAAATGTGGAATTGTAACCAGCAACAATGCCGGCAACATGGGTACCATGCCAGTGAACTGGTCTAGCTGAACCAGGACCATATTGTTCTTCGGTTCCATCAGGACATTGATCAGAAAAGCAAGCTTCTAAAGCAACTCTGTTCTGAAGAAATGGATGAGCAGATTCAACGCCTGTGTCGATGACGGCAACGTAAACATCTTCGCCTTGGTATCCAAGGTCGTAAGGAATGTTAGCAGATATTTTAGAAGTAGAAACATCTAAAGTAGTGCTAAACTTTACAGGTTCTGTAGCAGTAGCAACTAGTGGATCAGGTTTTGATTGTACATCATTGTAAGTAAATGTTCTAGAACGTTTACGAGTGTTTTTGTTGAAATCTTTTTTGGAATTGTATTGAACAATTTGAGAAGATCCATCGTCTTGTGCTGCAGACGAAATAGGCACAGTAAGGGGAGTTAACATTAAAAACGTAGGAATAACAGAAGCTGCTAGTCCTAGTTTAAATGTTTTATATTTGGTTGTCATGATGTATCCTATCATATATTATAGTATTTTATTACCAACGCTTATTAGAATTTTTATTTTTCCAATAAGCTCTTTGTTCGGCTTTCTTTTTTTCTTGAGGATCATTTTCAATGATATTAGAGATTATTTGTGAAGCAAAGCCTTTAGTCATTTCTGGTGTGATAGCAATGCCTCGGCTTTTTAAAAACTTAGTTTGAGCAGGGGTGGGGCCATCAGCTCTCCAAGCAGCATTAGAATCAAGTAACGCTAAAGCTGAAGATCTGTTGTCTTGGATCCAAACATCAGATGATACAAAGGCTTGTCTCATATCATTTTGATAGCCTAATATTTGTTTATATTTTTTATCAACATCATAATATTCAACAGTCCATCTCCCAAGAGTATCTTGATAAATAGACAATGATTCATGATTGTTAATAGTTAAACGATATAAGTTATCAGAAATTTCTGACCAAATAAGTTTAGAATATTGAAGTACAACTTTGTTTGGAGGAACAGGCATAAATAAATTAACCTGTTTGTATTGAAGGTTAATATCTTCAGAAGAAAGACATTGCATTGCTCTAGTAGGAGACAAGTACTCAAGTGCTTTGTATTCTTCAGCTACATCTACAAGATCTTGACCATTAAGGTCAAAATCAGGAGGAAGGCCTAAAAGAGTAGGTAAGCCAATAGGCTTTTTACCTTTAGTAGTATCAGATATATCTATAATAAGACAATTGTCTTTACCTTCGTCAAGGCGTGTGCCACGACCTACAACTTGGGTATAAAGCAATGTAGACTTAGTTGGTCTAGCAAGAATTATTGCTTGAACAGATGGTTCATCAAAGCCTTCAGTAAGAACTCCAACATTTATAAGAACTTTAATTTCATTGTTACGAAATTTTTGTAATATAGTTGATCGTTCTTCATCAGGGGTTTCGCCTAATATAACTTCAGTTACTATTGAATTCTTCGTAAAGGATAAGGCCAAGTCTTTGGCGTGTTGTACGCCGGCAGCGAAGACAAGGGTTTTTCTTTCTTGACATATTTGCTGATAAGCAGCCACAATGCTAGCATTGCGGTTAGGATTATTAACAGCATCTTGTAATTGCGATTGAACAAAGTCGCCATCGCTTACCTCTATTTCTGTAAGATCAGTTTCAGTTTTAATTCTATACCCTACAAGTCTAGTTAACCAGCCTTGTTTAATCAAGTCTTCAATAGTTTTATAATAAACAATTTCTTGGAAGACATCGATTAGTCTAGTAGAGTCAGATCTTTGAGGGGTAGCAGTAACACCAAGGATAAGATTAGGTTGAAAATAATCAACAATTCTTCTATAGGTTGGAGCAGCTGCGTGGTGAGCTTCGTCAATAATAATAGTTTTAAAGTAATCTTTAGGAAACTTCTCAATTCTATCAGAATTTGCTCTACCCATAGTTGGGACAGAAGCAACGACTACGTCTACTTTGCCAGCTATGTTTTGGGCTTGTTCAATTTCAACAATTAAATTAGGATTCATTTGTTGAATTTTGTTTTTAGCTTGGTGTAATAGTTCTGCTCTATGAGCAATCACTAACATAGGAGTTGATTCTTTGCGAATTATTGGAAGATGGCTAAAGATAACAGTTTTTCCCGCACCAGTTGGCAAGACAATAAGTTGCTTGTTAATACCTTTAGCTTCAGAAGACAATACTGCTTCTAATGCTTCGGTTTGATATGGGCGTAAAACTATCATAATATTCTTTAAACCTCTTCTGTAGATGTATTCTCAATTAAGATAGAATCTTTTATTCTTTCATCATAAGATTTTAACTTAATTTTTTTGTAATAAACAATAGTGTTACCATGTTTAGAAGCATAATAATTTGATTTAAGTTGTTTATTATTTTCAATTTGTGTAACAGTTTTAAGTTTCATGTTTGTTAATTTACTAAAGTGTAAATATTCCTTTTGATAGATTGTTTTTTAGATTAACTTTAGAAGTTTCATCGTTAATCATAACAGAAAATCCATTAGAAGATAAGTATTCTAAAGTTTGAAGATATTCAAATGGTGGATTATCTATGTGAGAATAGACAAACAAGATTTCTATTAAGATATCTTTAATGTCTACAATTTCAATATAATTAGATTCTTTCCAAGAAACAGAATTATTTTTAAGTTCATATTCTATTTCTACGGCAGCTGCAAAATCTTCGCTAATGGAAAATAGAATTATTGAATTTTCGTAAATTAATGGATAAGATTTATTAGCGTTAAAGAATGGGTTAGTCTTAGGATGTATAGCTAACATATAAGACTTAGTGTTTATAGCAGGGATGATAAACAAAATTTCAGCTATAGCAGAAAAATAATCTGCAGGGTTGTCTGTAAGCCAAGCCCTAGTAAAAGATACTAAAGGCTTTTTGTCTTGTTCATCATAAATAAGTAAAAATGGTTTTACAATTTTATCATTAACTATTAAGTTTTCAAAAGCAGTTTGAATAGAAATAATTTCATTACTGTAATTTGGAACAATCTTTTTCATTTTTTCTTCTAAAGATAGAGCCATTACATACCCTTTTGCATTCTTAAAGCCATGCCATAAGAAATGGCATATTCTGCTGTTCCAAGAACAGCATATGTTTCAACTATAAAAATAAATAAAGCAGCTGCAAATACAGCAGGACTGGCTGTAAATATCATTGTTAAAATTAACAATGCAGCAGAAGCTGACCAATTAGCTATAAGAACAGTAGCTTTAACTTCTGGTTTAGCAATAAAAGACTTAATAGTTTTAAATTGTTTACCAGTTTTGTAGATTGCTTTTTGAGTAAAAGACTTTTGATAATAAGCAAGATCGAAGACATCTAAATTATTTTCATTTAGGTATCTAATAGCTTCTTCTACGCTATATTGATTCTTTTCAAGAATAATTGTGTTCACTCTTTGCCTTCACTTTCTTTAATCTCTTCTCTCATTTGAGCGTTAACAGCGAATAAGCCAACAGCTAATCCGCTTAAAGCGATAACGCCAAGCACAAAGAGTGGGCTAATAATAAAAAATTGAATTAGAAATTGTGTCATCTAATATATCCTAACTAATAAAAAAAAAGACTAACATAAAGCCTGATATCTAATTGCTTAGATACCAGGCCCTATGTATGAATTAGTCTGTTTATTTAATGTTTAATACACGCAAGTCAGATTTGATGGAATCTAACCGAGGCGCGGTGTGTCGAATTGTTGAAAATTGTTGATGAAACTTTTGATAATCTAAAGGATCATTAAATGTATGGATGTTATTGTCTTCGTCTATGTGTTCCCACATAGAGACAGCAACATCTTCAACAGTTAGTTTACCAGTTGGAGATTTGTGGAGTTTCAGAAGAGAACCAAGTCCATAGAATATTAGAGCACGCTCTAAATATGGATAAATAGTTCTATTCATTACAATTTGATCAGTAACAATTCCGTCAGTTGTAGGGAATTTGATTGACGAATGAAGTAAAGCAATAATGTAATCATGCTTATCTTCATCACGTTCAAACGAATCTATATGAAATGATATTTTATCATATAGAATTTCCCAAGTTTCTCGTTGGATATTGCCAGTACTAGACGTTGGTGCAGTGTTTGCTTCATAGATTTCTTTACGAAAACGACGAATGTCTGCTTGTGCATGTAGTACTAAACGTTCTCCAATAGCTGCAACAGCGTCAACAGGACGAGCATTTTCTTGTGCCCATTCTGCAACTTTCTTGCAATACTCTGCAAAATATTTCTTGCATAGCATAGCTACTTGAGTTGTTTTACCTTCATAGAGTGTAACATCTTGATCACGGTAACGATTAGCAAAGCCTCTAGTTTCCCAATACCATTGGTCAATCGGTTTGCCTGATTCTAGAACTTCTTTAACAATTAGTTCTGATTCAATATCGATTGCTCTACGGTCTTCCGGCACATCCGTTTGGGTGCAACCGTCAATAGCAGATTCTAGACTACACATTTGGACAGGACGATGTTGGTTTATTGTTAAGCTGTGTAACATAACAGCATTAACATAACCACCAACGTTACCTGTAGTCATAGTGTTTCTAACGTTCATTAGGAAATCTTCAACAGAATATTCATCTGAATATTCAATTTTAGTTTCCTTATTGTCGCTAGGTAGTCCAGTATATACTACGTAGTTTCCGCGAATAGCTTCACTCAAACGAGTGGGCCATTTGCGTCCATTGATTTTAGGAAATGAAACTTCAGTTCCATCAGCCATTGTCCAAGTAGGATAAGGTTCGTTGTCTACATATTTAAATATAGAATACTCACCATAACCATTAGGACAACGGTTTGTGATTACAACTTTTTCTCCATCTAAATCACCGCTTTCTACTTCGCGGTAATATAGTTTGAAGAAATCGTCAGCGTCGTGGCCACCATGGGATTCATACATTTCCAACCAATCAAGGTCGTTAACGATATGAACTCCAAGGCTAGTGCAACGACGGATAGTTCCTTGTTGTACGGTTCCATCCCATCCAGCCATATGAGCAATAGATTCTGAAATAATCTGCTCATATACGGCACAAGGGACAGGAATACGTTTCTGTAAAGGCTTAGCATGTGATACTGCTAATGTTTTAAATAGCCAAGGTGAATTAGTTACACTAAATCCCATACTTACCCAACGATGACCTACATAGGTCATACGAGCATGAAGCTCTTGGTCATCAATTTCTTCATCTTCTTGCCACAAGCGTTTGTAAATTCGCTTGTAATCAGATAAGATTTTACCATTGGTAACGTCGTTGAATATTTTCTTGTATTCTTCTCGAAGCCACATCTCCAAATCAGACTTTCTAAACAACTTAGGAAAGTTGATTAAAGTTTGAATATCTGTAGATGCATGGGGTTTAGCCCATTGAGGTTCTGCGATTAGATACCAGGATTTAGAATTAGATAATTCTGTCTTGATATTTTCTTTAGATGTTATTACATCAATTCCTTCTGGCAAATCGGCAACAAAGTAATTACCTTTGATAGTGCCGATAGAGCCAATGATACGACCATTATAGGCACGTTGTTTCTTTAGATCTTCGATCATTTCAGAACGAACGCGACCATCATAATAATAGTCTAATGGATCAGTGGAATTGCTGGGATTATATACAGGTATATTGTTTATAGCTTTGTAATGTAACCGAGAGGATACAACAAAGGCACCATCTAACAATCTAGATGTGATTTCTGGATCTTGCATCCATGAAGGAACTTCTTCATTTGGATTAACAAAATCATAATCACTAAATTGTGTTGAGTCGGCAATATAAACATTAATGTTGTCAAACTTAGCATTGAGCAAAGTAGGACGGTGAAGCTGCTTAGCGCGTTTAGGTGTTTTAGAACCACCACTTACTTTAAAGCCTGCTTCGTTAAGGGCTGTTAGCCATCCACGTTTCTGGCCAACTCGAACAAACATAATCTTATCTTTATCTACAACAGCGTATGAAATACGTGGATGTCGTGCGATAGATTCGATTATGTTATATTCGTGAGTAGTCATAGGGACAGGGATTGCCGCTATTTGAATATCGTCAATTTCAGGATCGTCTGAGTTCAGAAGATCCCGTAGTGGACCAATATCGTAAAAACCATATTGGTAATTTTCTACACTTCGTAGTGGTCCCCCTTTATGGGCAACCATACGAGTTTTGGGTGCGTATGCATCGAACATTACTTCCTCCTTAATGGATGTAAATGCAGTTTTTTTCTTTGTATGAATTATATAGAATTAATTAGATTACTACTATACAATTGTATCTACTTTAACTTTAAAGCAAGTTCCTTTTGGCTGTAATGCCAAATTGTCTTTGAATATAAAGTTAGGTGGATAAGAATTTGTATCTTCATGGAATGGGTAATCTTTTAGAGAGATTACCCACATATAAACATTGACATTGTCATCACTGGCAGGGCCATTGATTTCCCATGTTCTACCATATTTATCCATGGTTTCAAATAGCACAGGGTTAACTGTGGGTTTTTTGTTTTCTATTAAACATCTTTCGAAATAAGTTTCAGAACATATTGAATAGAAATAATCTAAATCGTCAAAATTAACAAACTTTGATTTTTTAGAGAATTTTTTCACAAAATGTAATATCTTATTAAACATTATGTTTATTATTCTTGATTGATATTGTCTTGAGCATCTTCGATAAATAGCTTAGCACTATCTACAGGTGTTTTAATTACATCTTTAACTGAGTTATAAGCTGTAACACCTACGATTGTGCTGGCTACTGTAGTGCCTTTAACAAGACGCTTAGAGCCTCTTGCGATGCCATAAGCTGTTCCTGTGAGTACTACTGCTGGAAGCATTAGTCCCCACTTGCCGGATTTACGAGTGATTTTTCCTAGATTGTACATAACGTTCATTATAATTTCTCCTTATAGTGATTTGAATTTTTTGTATATTTTCTTGCTTGGATTATAAATATAATCTCTTGGCAACCATACGGGTATGGTAATTACTTTAGCAGTTCCTTTACCTAAAGTGTAAAGATCACTGCTTAGTTTCTTTACTTTAACTGCTTCGTGTTTGACGCGAGTTTTTTCAGGCAAAGCCATAGCTTTAGGTGTATCATAGTTCCATTTAAGGAACTGATAGCCTGGTACTGACAAGATAGTAGAGATAACGCCTGCACCCATTGCAACTAAGCCTGAAGCTCCGAATGCCATACCCATTACGAATGAGATGGCAAGAGAGTTAACTAGGTTGAATAGTGGGGATTTGGCTGATAGTCTACGCCATGCTGGAATTTTAGCAGCAAGCATAAGTTCTAGTGCACATGAAGTGACTGCTAAAATTAGCATCATTGATAAGAGCATTGTGTTTTCCTTTGTTATAATATGAATATTGTAAAAGCCAGCTATCGTATTTCTGAAGCCGAGCTGGCGTCGGTTCTTTTCCCGTATACGATTAAACGGGTCCCTGGGATCTAGGTTCTTTGTATGAGTTTATACAAACTAAAAAGCGCGTTAAGACCGAAGTCCTAACGCGCTAGATAGCGAAGTAATTATTTTTATGCAGGGAGTGCTTTAAGACTCCAATTAGATAGTCTTCCACTTGAGAAGTGTAAGATCCAGCTGGCAAATAAAGCATTAACTGATGGGTTCATTAGATCTTCAGGTGTATGTCCTAATTGTACTTTTAATGTTTTAAACCATGAAGAGTTAATTTGTAGTAAACCTGAATCATATGATCCGTTTTTATTAAGTGTCCAAACGAGTTGTCCATTTTCCCATACTGCATTGACGGCTCCAGGATTACACCTAGATTCACGCCAAGCAATGTAGGAAAATACTTTGGCTGGCAAAGCATATTTTTGGAATATTGGTTCGTATTGAGGACAATAATATTGTTCTCCTACTGGGAGTTTAACTGAGTAAGTTGTGGATTTAGGTGGTTTAAGATAATTATTATTCTTAATACAACCCCATCCATAGAAACTTACAGGTGGTCTGTAGAATGGTTTGTTGGCTAATCTATCTTCTAAAGTAATATAAGTATCTTTAGTTTGATATCCGAATACTGCTATTCGGTTAGCTACAACGATTTGTTCAATCTTTGTAGCTTGACCAGGTTTAGGAGCAAACTCCAAACCGCCATAACCTTTCCATGTAGATAAGGCTATGCCTAGTCCACCTCCCCAGTTACCACCATCTTGCCAATCTGAATTAGTTTCACATTTGGCAACTTTGTCCCAATATTTTGTAGAGGGACCCATCTTAAATTCTACTTTAGTCCATTTAGTAGGACTTTCAGTTAATTGAACAGATGGTAAGCTACGTCTAGGAACCTCCGATTCACGAGCCGAAGCTGGTGAGGTTGGAAGTATTATTGAAGTAGCCGTTATTATTATTCCTATTAATTTTAAGTATGATTTTGTAATCATTCTTTTTACGCTCCTTGTACTCGGTTTTGACGATGATGGTTTTCTATCATTGTCATTAGCATTTGTGCAGGTGTGCGAAATTGAATATTGCAAAGATGCCTGGTTGGCAGTTGCTATCCTAATTTCACGTTTCAGTGTGTTATCTTTTTTTTTGTCGATAACACTTTTTACTTTGTTAGTAAGGTTTTACCCCTGCCTTATATGAAGGCATTTAACATTTATAAATTACAAATTTCCTAAATGGTTCCTTAAATAGTACCGTCTATTTCTTTAATGTCAATATTATTAACTTTATATGTAGTATCTGTTGAAGCCAATATTTGGTAAATTCCTTTACCCATTGATTCAAAACGATCAGGATTTGTACGAAGATATACGTACACATTTTGTATTGTACAATCTGCAATCTCTGAAAGTTGTTTTACAGTAACTTTATCTCCAGTATGATTATTAATATAATCGTGTAATACTAGAGTTTTTTTTGGTGTTCTAGCCATTTTATTTCTCCTATTATCTTATATAAGGGTATATATATTATAGCATGGATTGTGTCACTATTTCAAGTTTTGTGTGTATTTTGAAATAATGCGTTACAAACATATATATATAATAGAGTAAAATTATCGCAACATATATAAAATAAGTAGTTCAACAATTTTTGAGTTTTTACAATGGAAGAAGTATATCACATTCGAGGGATTGTGATAGCATTTTTTCGATAGGATTAATGTTAATTAATTGCCATCCTGAAAATAATGCGAGGTATCCTCGAGGAGGAGAATCTAATTCTTCTAGTATGTAAATATCGCCGGCAGAACCAGAATAAAATTGATGAGTTTTTTGTAGGGATTTGTACCACTCATTTAAATGATCAAATGAGGAGGCAGAATTTGTTACAGCGAATGCTTCGTCCAAGATGTCTTCATCAGACATTCTCCATTGGAGAGGAAACGAGCATATCTTTGTAAATTCTACGGTAGGCAAATAGGATAATCTATCGCATAAACTGCTAGAGTTTAAAGCTTCGAGATTGCCTAAAAGTCTATCGATTGCCTGTACGTGATACACTTTAATAGTTGCCATGGGTTCCTTTGTTTATTGGATAATGTATTGCCACGAGGTCTACAGGAGATCCATGAGCATTCTATACGGGGGGCATAGAATAACGTGGGCTCATGTAACTGGGAGGTACGCGTCTATACAAAGGAGGAAGGACGCATCTCCTGTAGACTTCGCAGCAATACATTAAAATGTATATTATTGCTCTTGTTGAAAGAGATTAGGCAATGGTGTATTGTTATTGCCTGTAGCATGGTAGACTGCAATAGCTTGTTCTATGGTACCCATAGAGGTCATTTTTACTATTACTTTGTCTCCCATTCTAGGAGCTGAAATGTCAAATGTGCATCCTGCTCGTGTCATTCTTTCTATTGTCTTGCGGACAGATTGAGTCTTAGCAAGACTGATTCTTTTAAGATCTTTTACTGTGTAAGCCCTATTGGTTAATAGGATCTTAGCTACATATGCTCCTCGGCCAGTGCTAGAGGTTCTAGATGGCTCGTAGTAGAATAAATTATTTAGGAATAATTCAGCTGCAGGATCTATTTCGAATTCAGTAGTAGGATTTACTGGATAGGTAAAGAATGTTTCTGGTTGAGGTTGCGTGTTAATAGCTGCTTGGATAAGATTGCGCTGATTAGTAAAGTTTACACTTGATTTGGTATCAGTGTAAGTCTGTGCTGGCTTAATCTTATCGTAGTAGTTAGGATCACGCTTTGTAGGAGGGTATGTTTTGTCGATTTGAGTCTTCTTGATTAACCGGTTGGTTTCTTCAATAGTGTCTTGTTTCTTAGTCGAGATGGCAGCAAAGAATGCTGCTATTTCTTCTGGAGTACCTTCAATTTGGGAATTGTTGTACGTGGCTTTCATAATGGTTTGTTCCTTTGGTTTGTAAGCTAAAGCTTGAATCATATGTTCTATTAATATAATAAGGTCGTATGTTTGAGCCGTATCAGATGGCTGCGCATTATCTGTATGGGTTCGGCCCGTAAAAACATTTTTTGTATAGTATTCCTGTAATAATGCTTTATAAGTCATTTCTAGGGAGAGTACTAATGCTTCTTTAACCCGTAAGGGTAGATCGGCTTTATTGTTAGTCACAATAGTCCTCTTTTTTGATCGAGATTTTTTTTATTTTGGATTTAGCCAAGGTGAGGGGATTATGCTTAGGAGCGAACAGTGAGCTTTCTCATATAGTCCTAGATGTGTTAAGCATTATATTATCATATAACCTCTAAGAGGCTAATTGAAGCGTGGTGTTAGCCTATGGCATAATCTTTGTATGAGTTCTTATTTCTTTCTTTTAACGTTCTTAGCGAACAAAAGAACCGAAAGACTCATGAGTAGGTAGATACCTATGAATAGATTCATAATATTTCCTTTTAGTGGTGTTATACGTTTAGATAAGTTTTGTTTGGGTCTACCCCTGCGAGGGACCCTTTTCTTTATTTGTTCAACAAAATTACTGTAATTGTTTCACGTGGAACATTTAAAGTTATAGTTGGATTTAATTATGTTAATGGAATACCAGGCGCAAGAGTGGAACACGCAACCACTACGTGTTCTCACTCTCGCACATAATACAAGTGTTATTCAATGTTAACATTATACATCCTCTTAAAGTCGCGTCTCATTGGATGGTACGCTGATTCAGTTCCGTGCGTAGTGTAAACAGGACCTTCAATATTGGGAGGGGGCACAATTTTGTAGGTACCTGATTTGTTACGTTCTACGGTGAATCCTAACCGTGTTAGTTCTTTAAGAACGCTCTTCATTTTAGAGCTTTGATGCTGCCGAGGCATTGTTAGTTACTCCTTGAATATGTAGTTGTATTTTCTGGATTGCTTCTAGTATATATCATTATGTTTCCTTTGTCAATTGGTAGGGTATTTTTGCGCGCTTTAATAAGGTAGTATTTTTAAATAAAAGTATTAATTTAAAGTACTACCAGAAGCTTGCTAAAAATAGTGTTTTGGGTTGGGCCGTTCCGGCCGGTGGTGAATAAAAAATAAAATCTAACACATAGACACAATATAGAGAGTATCTATACTATGCCTATGTGCTAGAGATTATTATTACTGGAGGTGATCTATTGTGCTTCTACAGGTAGCTTAAAGAAATTACGCATTGGATTCATTCTCATTCTTTCGGAATAAGAAAAGCAATTTTGTGCGTAAGTTTTAAAGTATTCTGTACCATCATGTAGGCTTACTTCTACCTTATCTGCTCGGCTCGTATCAATGACCATGAGGACATTTGATACATTGCTGATTCTAAGATAGGATTGTCCACCATTGAAATGATAGAGTCGATCCTCCATTGCAGCACTATCTATGAGTTCTGCAGCTTGCATATGGGTTATACTGTTCAATGACATTATTAACCTACTTTCCTTTTCATTGGAATCACACCAGATGATGGATGATTCTTTTTTGCTTTGATTGTTCTGTTTAACTTTTTAAGGTCTTTTTCACTGTCCATAAATGCTAGAGTAGCAAATATGCCATAAGTAAATAGAGCCCCTATTAGAAAGTTAGCCATTATTGTACCTTTGCCTTTTGTTCATAGTATTTAACGATTTCGTCAAATTCTTTTGATGTTTTTGATTTGATTGGGTTCTTTTTTGTTTCTTGAGCTTTCATTGCAATAGCAGCTCCAATTGTAAAGTTAACAGCTAGAAGGAGTAGTCCTTTGCCGTATTTACCTTTGGAGAAGTGGTATGCTGGTGTAAGCTTGAGGTTCCATAGCCAGAACTTTTTCATGACCGGTTCCACCCTTTCATGAATCCAATTTTGATGTCTTTCTTGAACACCCATGTAAACGTAAACGCTAACATAGTGATCAAGGTTCCTATTGTTATTTTCTTATTCATATTATATGTTCCTTTGTTGTGTATGAATTTTCTTATTTTTGATTTTGATTACCAGTTCGTAGAATGCATTAAAGAAATCTTCTGCATCTGTATATGGTTCTTCGAAATACCAGTCAACGTTTTTAATCTCTGCATTTTCGTTGCAAGGATAAGCGTGTATGGCATTTAGTTCGAGCATCACAATAACTAGTATGTGATTAACAGCTTTTAAGTTGTTTGAATTAGCATAATACTTTTCTACAAAACCTGGAGAGATTCGGAATAAAGCATTACTTTTATTTTCAGTGGTTGGGATCATTTTAATTAAAGTAATGTTTCTCATTATTCTAATCCTTTTCGTTTTGGTAAATTGATTTTATGAATTCAATTTTATTTCTTTGTATGAGTGAATCTAGACAATGGTCACAAATGATACCTGTGTATCTCATTGTGTCAAAGTCAGATCCGTAATAGCCGGCGATTGATACATCGACAGCACTGTTTAAGTTAGTTGCATCACGTTGAGGCCATAGATAAAGTATGGCTTTTTCACAGATCATGCAAGGTGTGTTAGGTCCTTTCAATTGTTCCATTAGTTTCCTTTTGGTCTATGTATGAATATAATTTTTTTTTAGTGTATTAATTTAATTTGAGAGTGGGTCTGTTAATGCGTACAATTTTTGATCTATTACAATCACGGGGACAGACGAGCTCCCTGACACTTGCAAACAAGCATCCCTTACTACCAGCGCTTCTCGTCTGGCGTGTAAGGAATACTTGCTTACGTTCTTACATTAAGTTAATTAACCTAATGGGTTTGAATCTGCACTAATTGTTTTAAGAGCAGGAACAGATGTTGATGGTGCACTACCATCGTTGCGAACGCTGTTTTTCCACAGGTCAATGTTGATTGTTTCTCCATCGACGAGTAGGTCAAAGCGACCACAAGGTGCATTTGTTGGTGCAAAACGATCACTGTATTCTACATCCTTAGTGATAGGATTTGTTACAGTGATTTGTTGTGAACCTGACCATACAGCTGAGTATTGTACGGATTGATCGCGCAAAGATTTAATCTTAGCGTTGATTTCCTTAATGCTCTTATCTGAAAGGTTTGTATTAGTTTCCAATTCACGAGCAAGTACGTTAGCATCGTGACGTTGTGATGTTACACGGTTGAATTGACCGCTCATTGAATCACAAAGGTCTACGAAACCTTGTCCACTAGTGACTTTGGTACGATCAACTTGACCGAGCTCAAAGAATGTTACTGGAATACCAGTGTCATGCTTGAGTGTACGTTCCATGCGTTGTGGCTTAGATGAGTCACGTGTTGCCTTCTGCATTGCAGCGACATCATCATAACCACCGAGGTCACGGAACATGTTCAGTGTGTACTCAATTTTATCCGGATCTGCTCCCATTTGCTGGAAGTAGATAGGGAATCCACCATTGGTATAGTTGAGGCCAATACGAGTCAAGTGAGCCAAGAAGGCGTTTGAATCATATTTTGTCTTACCCAAAGCATTTGTCATTTCGCGCCATACATCATATAATGGTACGAGTTCTCCATCAGATTCAATCATGACTTCTAGATCGACTGGCGAAAATGCACCAGTTACGATATAATAGTCAGGACTACCTGAAGTTGATGGTTGCTTACGGGATTGACGTAGCAAGCTGAGACGAGTCAACTTTGCCGACTTCAATGTTACAAAGGCGTTCAGCTTTTCGTTGCCGATTGTGCCTTTGAATGGTGTTTGTTTACCAACCCGAAGGTTGATAGTATTACGTGTGAGCTCCATTGCCTCTGGATTGTCAGCAAATGCTTCCAAGCCGGCGAATGTAGAACCCAATTTAGCATAGTCTAATGCCATGTTATTGTTCTCCTATTCAGGTTATTTATTGGTTTTATTACTTTTGATGTGTTGACGATTTTGCAATCATCAACGCTTCTGTATGTGTTATGCGCTTTTGTAGCCTTCTTTAAAGCTACTAGCACCCTTTTTGCTTGCAGTTACAGTTTTACCTGGAACTTCTTTGGCTTTGTTTACGCCGGCTAATCCAAGCTTAACAAACCTTTTAGTGAGTTTGCCTGCTTTGCCAGCGATTGGTGTTTTTGTTTCTTCTTCGTCATATTCGTTATTAGTATCCATCGTTTCCTCCTTCAGGACCGATAAAGATTGATAATACCCATTCAATAAATGCTTCAAACATTAATTATTTCCTTGTTATAGAAAGATTGATAATTGTTGCATTTGATTTATTACTTTGGTGTTATCAATGTTGATTTATTATATTATTTGTGGTACTCTATATCAGGTTCTAATATTTTTTTTATTATTACCTAATAAGAGAAATGGAGAGCTAGCAACGAATGCTTTCTACTGTTGGGGACAGTACGGGGCTCTCAACTCCGTCTTCTACTTGGGGGAAGTAGGATCTTTACAACAATGTTCTCGACAGAATTTCCCAATAAATGGTTTCCGCGAAAATATCGTTGACTGGGAATATGTAGGCAGGTGTACCATTTCCTGCTGTTGTAAATCCAATCCAATTACCTTCGGAACGGGTTACATACATAACTCCACGTCTAACACTTAAACCTCTCCAACGAATCTCAATGATATCTTTACTGAACTTTGTAATTCGTTCGTTCCAGACATCTAGATCATCTTCATTGGGATCGCATAACAAGTTTGCTATGTCCTCTGTAAGTGTTTCGATTATTACTGCGTCTTCATCTTCGCAGTAATGGTTAATGAGCTCTTTTAGAGTTGTCATTATTAGCTCCTTTCTAGAGCGGTTAGGCGATCTTCTAGGTGAATGATTTTATCTGATAGAATCTGGATAATTTCACCTTGCATTTCGCAAATTTCTGTTAGTGATATTGTTCTTGAGCTGAATTCTTGAATTGCTTGAGGCAAAGTCATCTCGTAAACATCGTGTAGTTTTCCGTCTTTTGTGTATATCATTCCAGACATAAGTTATCTTCTTTCTTTTGTATGAGTTTCTTTATTCTTAGAGAATTTGTGTTGTCCATTATTAACTTTATCCCGGTAGGACTGACCGAGGGGTTTTCAGGTGTTAACTACCTGTTTGAACAACACAGCTGATTCAGATGTTATCTCAAACAGTTGTGCTTTCAAATCATTTAGATCGATTTCATTGAAACTATATTCTAATGGAAAAGATTTTCTATTGCCCCATGCTACACAAATAGCTTTAGAATTTAAATTGATTCGATATTTCTTACGTTCAACTTTTGTAATATATTTACCACTATTGTTAACCGCAAGAGTGAGGAAAACAATAAGTACATTGTATGTATCTTTGAACTTATCGTGCTTGTATACAAATGCTGAACGAATCTGATCGTTAGGGGTAAAGTGGTCAGTCCAAAGAGAATCAAGATCCCATCTGCACTCAAATGTTTTCTTTACGAAGTTTACATTTGTTGATGTAGTTAATAGCTCAATTGAATTTGTTCCACGTAGGATTGTGTTTGGATGAATTGCGGATATTTTTGTCATTGTAATTACCTCCCAGTAATTTATTGGATTTTTCGGATATCTAGTTGAGTTACACACAAAAAAATATGAGTAATGAGTGTCAGCACATCCGAAGACATACTGACACTCACGACTATTTGTAAAGAAATACTTGAATCAATCGAAATTGACGGTATTTCCCGCACGTTGTTCACGCACTTGAATGTTTCCAGCAGTACCGCTCAAGGTCAAGGAACGTGTAGTACGATCCAAGTCTTTCACGGAATCTACCAAGGACCGAGTGAGAGCCACATCAAATGTAACCACCTTCGGCGAACTTGTTAGATACGCTTTGCCATTCTTGTCCTTCTTCGAAGTCCATTTCACACCCAATTTCTCAGAGTGAAGTTTGAACTTGTCCCACAACTCTAATGAGAGCGAGTAGGACTTCAACTCAGCATCAGGAAGACGATCATATCCAGGGGACATCTCATCGCTGATATTGAGGCTTACGAATTTGGAGTCTTTCCCGTCGCGTATTGCAACAGTCGAGATCCGTACTTGGACTTTCTGTGTCATATCATTACCTCCCAGTAATTTATAGTTGACATACAGGGAGTTTCTCCCCAGCCCCCCACGGGGGCGCTAGCCGGTTTAGAATATCATTTCGGTAATCTATGTAAGCTAGCAGACTTTGGTATTAAGCAATAAAAAGAGGGCAGTCCTTGCCAGGGACTACCCTCTCCATCAAGTTTGATTTCGACCTACTTTCGCAGCAACGGTGCATATCGGTCGTCTTGACTAGGTTCTTACAACCATGTATAGCATGTAGGTCATGAGCCCACCTTTGCCGTGCTATCGGCTTCCCAGTTCACTGCTGGTTCAGTACGAGACCCGTCACACCGAGGTGTATCGACTAGTCGAGAGCGATGCCGTTGCCAGCACGACGCTCACGAACATTGATCGCGGATACGTTCCCAGCGATGCTGAGAGCCGAACCCTTACGACCAACATTCTTGACCACCATCGGAGCGGTGAGCTGGATAACCAACTCAACGACCTTTGGCGAGAACTTGGAGTAGGACTCCTTGTTCTTGTCAATACCCTTGGTAGCCTTGGCACCGCGTGTTGCAATCTCGCGAACGAGAATGGTCCACACGTCCTTGGCCACGGCGTAGGTGACGAGATCTGCTTGTGGCAAACGCTCGTACCCAGCGGTCATCGAATCAGCTACGTTGAGCGACACGAAAACCTCGCCGGTGACGGTGTTCTTCCTCGAGTAAGCGACGCTCACACGAACAAGTACACGTCCCGAAGGGATGTTGTTCATTTTAACCTCCTTTCAGGTTGGATGCATTGCAGCACCCTAATAGAGCGGTATCCAACCGGGCAATGCCTCTTACGAGACAGTTCGCCTCCCCACCTGCTAGTCGGATGACCAGCATCGGAGTGGGACTCCAATAAAAAGAGGGCAGTCCTTGCTAGGAACTACCCTCAATTTACTTTTCCCCGGAAACTCGATTGCTAGTCGAGGCTGATGCCGTTGCCCGCACGCTTGTCACGTGAAGACACGGCCTTGACGTCACCACTGATGGTGATGGCGTCGACACGGCTCTTGCGAGTCACCTTGATTGGAGCAGTCTGCTCGATAACGAGCTTGACTACTTTGTCAAAGCAGACGTAGGGAGCAGGGCGCTTGCCTTTGCTCGTCTTGGTCTGTGCCTTTGCACCGGTTTTGGCAACGATGATCTTGAGCAACTCTACCCACACCTCAGGGGTCATCGTGTACGAGACAAGATCACCTTCGTTGGCGTTGATGCGGTTGAACCCAGGGTCAAAGTCGTCCGCCACTGACAAGGAGACGAACGGACCGTTAGGCCCATTCTGCTCCCGCATCGTGACGATCCGGACATGCAGCCTGTTTCCAGGGGTTGTGATTGGTGAGCTCATTTCGGCTCTCCTTTCGGTTGTGTACGTTGGTCGGGATGACCTGAGGCTACGTACCGCCTTGGTGGCCTTTGTTTTGCTACCGAGTTGCCAACGGTAGGTTCACGGACAGTTAACGTGGATCCGATCACACGGCATTCCGGGGTGGTCTGCAAAAAAAAGAGGGCAGAAAC